CCAGGCTCAACGACTAGCGGTTGAGTCGTCCAAATCCTTCCAAATAGGTTCAGCGTTAACTAGCATGGGTAAAGTATTATCTACAGCAGTGACGCTACCTCTTTTAGGTATGGCTGCGACTTCCATTAAAGTAGGGAACGAGTTTCAAGCTCAAATGTCTCGTGTTCAGGCTATTGCAGGAGCCACTGGTGGTGAGCTGGATAAAATGAAACGACAAGCAGTTGAACTCGGTGCTAAGACAGCCTTCAGTGCTAAAGAAGCTGCGCAGGGTATGGAAAACCTTGCTTCAGCTGGTTTCCAAGTGAACGAAATTATGGACGCAATGCCGGGTGTCCTCGACCTCGCTGCGGTATCTGGAGGAGATGTAGCAGCAAGCTCCGAGGCGATGGCAAGTTCCCTACGAGCGTTTGGATTAGAAGCAGGGCAAGCCGGACACGTAGCGGACGTATTCGCACGAGCTGCCGCAGATACGAACGCTGAGACTGTCGACATGGCCGAAGCGATGAAGTATGTCGCACCGGTTGCACACTCAATGGGACTAAGTTTAGAAGAAACCGCAGCGTCTATCGGTATTATGGCCGACGCAGGTATCAAAGGTTCACAAGCAGGTACTACACTTCGCGGAGCCTTGTCTCGTATTGCTAAACCAACTAAGGCTATGGTTAAATCCATGGATCAGTTAGGAGTATCGTTCTACGACGCAAATGGTAAGATGATTCCTCTTCGCGAACAAATTGCTCAACTGAAAACGGCTACCGCCGGGCTAACGCAAGAAGAACGGAACCGACACCTCGTAACCTTGTACGGTCAAAACTCGCTCTCAGGTATGCTAGCGCTACTCGACGCAGGGCCGGAGAAATTGGATAAGATGACGAACGCTCTTATCAACTCAGACGGCGCTGCAAGGGAAATGGCGGAGACTATGCAGGACAACCTGGCTAGTAAGATTGAACAAATGGGAGGAGCGTTTGAATCCGCTGCGATTATTATTCAACAAATTTTAGAACCAGCATTGGCTAAAATTGTAGGTGGGATCACTAAGATGATTGAAGCCTTCGTCAACATGTCGCCGGTAGGTCAAAAGATGGTCGTTATTTTCGCCGGAATGGTAGCAGCATTAGGTCCACTATTACTGATTGTCGGTACTGTAATGACTACAATGGTGAAACTTCGTATCGCTATGCAATTTTTAGGACCTGCGTTTATGGGGACGATGGGTACGATAGCCCTGGTCGTCGCCGCGTTCTACGCCCTAGTCGCCGTCTTTATGATCGCGTACACGAAATCCGAGAGGTTCCGGAACTTCATTGACAGTTTAGCTCCGGCGATTAAAAAGGGATTAGGTATTGCGGCCGAATGGGCAGCGGAAAAACTGAAACTTCTTTGGGAGTGGCTACAAAAGGCTGGTGAAAAGGTCAAAGAGTTCGGTTCCGCTATTAGTTCGAAAGTAGCTAATACCTTACAACAATTCGGTATCAACTTAGGGCAAGCGGGATCCTCAATTGGTTCATTCATTAGTAGCGGACTAGAACGGCTAGGAGGTGCGTTCGGTAAAGTAGGAGGGGTCATGTCAATCGCTGCTTCTGTTCTTACTAAGGTAGGACTTGCGTTCTTTGGGATTACAGGTCCTTTAGGTCTCGTCATTAGTCTCGTAGTGTCGTTCCTAACCGCTTGGGCTCGTACAGGACAACTGAACGCTGATGGAATTACTCAAGTATTCGATAACTTGACTAGCACTATCCAAGGCGCCGCAGACATGGTCAATCAATACTTGCCTATTTTCGTTCAAAAAGGAACGGAGATCCTCGTTAAGCTCATTGAAGGTATAGCTAATGCTATCCCGGGCGTTGTGTCTGTTATTTCGCGGGTAATTGAAACGCTAGTGAATACGCTATCAACTATCTTACCAACGATACTAGCAGCGGGTGTTCAAATCCTAACGGCTTTAATAAACGGTATTGCGCAAGCCTTACCTACAATTATCCAAGCAGCGATTCAAATTATTATGGCGTTATTTAACGGCCTTATTCAAGCGCTACCAACGATTATTAGCGCAGCGATACAAATCATCCAAGCTCTTATTCAAGGACTTGTAGAGGCTCTACCTGCTATCATAGAAGCAGCGTTACAAATCATCACAGGACTTGTTCAAGGACTAATCCAAGCGCTACCGATGATTTTAGAAGCAGCGTTACAGATCATTATGGGACTTGTGAACGCTTTGATTGAAAATATCGGCCCTATCCTAGAGGCAGGTATTCAAATCTTAATGGCACTTATCCAAGGACTTATTCAAATGATCCCTCAACTCATTGTAGCAGCGATTGAAATTATAACGACGTTATTAACTTCAATCTTGTCGAACTTGCCTCAACTACTTGAAGCCGGAGTTAAGTTGCTACTAGCGTTGATCCAAGGGCTTATCCAAATGATCCCGCAGCTACTTGCCGGAGCTATTCAAATTATGATGGCGTTACTCAAAGCTATCGTCGACTATGTTCCTAAACTTCTCCAAGCAGGGGTTCAACTGCTACAAGCATTGATCCAAGGTATCGCCTCCCTAATTGGCTCACTCGTCTCCACAATCTCCTCTATGATGGGTCAAGTGGTAAGTAAGATTGCGAGCTTCTTAGGACAGATGTTATCCGGTGGAGCAAACTTAATTCGAAACTTGATTAGCGGTATTGGTTCCATGATTGGTTCCGTAGTCGGTAAGATTGGTTCAATGGGTAGCTCCATGATCTCGCGTATCACTGGATTCGCTGGACAAATGGTAAGCGCCGGGGTCAACTTGGTTCGAGGGTTCATCAATGGTATTGGTTCGATGGTAAGCTCGGCCGTAAACGCTGCGGCGAACATGGCTAAAAGTGCGTTGAACGCCGTCAAAGGCTTCCTAGGTATTCACTCACCATCTCGTGTGATGGAGAAAATGGGGGTATATACTGGACAAGGGTTTGTGAACGGTATCGGTAACATGATTAGAACGACACGTGACAAGGCTATCGAAATGGCTTCAACAGTTACGGACGCTCTAAGCAATGTGAAGATGAACATCCAAGAAAATGGAGTAGTTCAAAAGGTTAAAGACGTTTTCGAACAAATCGTAGACGAGATGCCAGATGAACTTCCAAAACCTGGATTCGGTAAAGTTTTAGACGCTATTAGAACGCCAGAGGTAGACCTTTACGGTAACAAGGACAAGGATCCAGACAAGCCTCAAGGAGGTGGAGCTTCCGGAGGTAAGGATCACACCACAATCACTATTGGAACTATTGTGGTTCGCAATAATGATGACGTTGACAAACTCTCACGCGGTCTTTATAATAAAAGTAAAGAGACCCTATCAGGGTTCGGTAACATTGTAACACCATAGGAGGTTAGTATGGCTAACAGACAAACGCTACTAGCAGACGGCATTGACTTGTCGACTAAAGGAGCGACCGTGCTGGACTATACAGGACTTACCTTGGCAGGATTTAAGGATTCAGGGTTCAAAAACCCAGAGGGGATAGACGGAGTATTAGATTCTCCGTCTACTGCTCTATCCGGCCTAACAGGGAGCGTCACTGTAATGTTCAAAGGCGTATCGGAAAAACAAGTAAACGCAAAATATCGCGAGTTTAAACAGTTCATTAGATCGAAATCATTTTGGAAGTTATCCACTAAAGAGGATCCAAACTTTTATCGCTTCGGTAAATTTTTAGGGGAACATGAACATGGTTCCCTGACGGAAGTTCCTGTTTTAGGTGAGGCTACTTTGATTGTGAAGATTTCGATTCAGTTCAAAGATGGTTACGAGTACACTAATTCAGTGATTCGAAAACCTTATACCTTTAAGGCCGCTGATGGAGGAGATAAACTTCCTAACCCTGGACGTCCTACTCGTCAAGTTCGATTAGAACTAAGAGCATCAAATCAACTGAACGGCTATTTCCGTATCGAGGAAAAAAGTTCAGGACAGTTTGTGGAGTTCGGGACTAACTCGGTACTTATGGAAGCAGGCTCCATCATTATGCTTAACTTAGGAACTTTTGAACTAATTAAAATCAGTGCAAGTCAACAAGCTACGAACATTTTTAGGTACATCAAACGGGGAGCTTTTTTCAAAGTACCTACGGGTGAAGCTACTATTAAAATTCAGTATCGCGCAAACGATACGGCATCATGGACAACGACTTTGCCGGTAACGGTAGAGATGTTCCTTAACCCATCTTACTATTAGAAAGGAGATTTCATGTTAGATAACGGTCTAGTGATGAGTCCTATCCCGGACGATATTGTTTATGTTTATGATCAAAACTACAATCTACTTGGCGCCAGCGTTGAAATTTTCAGTAAGATGTATGAAGATGAAATCGTAACCCGCGCGCGAGGTAAGGAAGTATTTTCTTTTGAAAGTATTGAAACATCTTCCATCTACCAGCATTTAAAAGTCGAAAATATTATTAGTTTTGGAGGACGTTGGTTCCGTATCAAGTACGCGCAGGACGTGGAAGATACTAAAGGACTGACCAAGTTCACTTGCTACGCTTTATGGTACGAACTCGCCGAAGGATTACCAAAACCTTTGAAGCACGTCGCAACTACTGTCGGCGCCGTAGCGCAGGACATTATCAAGGACGCAGGTAAATGGGTTCAAGTAGTATGTCCGCCGGATGGGGCGAATAAAAGAGTTCGAAGTATTACGGCTAAAGAAAATTCAATGCTATGGCACCTACGCTATTTAGCAAAGCAATACAATTTAGAGATCACGTTCGGTTATGAAGAACTATTAGAGCAAGAAGTTCGAATAGTTCGAACAGTCGTATTTCTACAACCCTACACGGAGTCCAAAGTTGACTTCCCGTTGGTCGTTGAAGAGAATTTGAAATATGTAACGAGACAAGAAGACTCCCGTAACCTTTGTACCGCCTACAAATTGACAGGTAAAAAAGAGGAAGGAAGTCAGGAGCCTTTGACCTTTGCCTCTATCAATAACGGAAGTGACTACCTCATTGATGTCTCGTGGTTTACATCACGTCAAATGCGTCCTCGCTACATTGCAAAGTCTAAAAGTGATGAACGTTTTAAGATTAAAGAAAATCTAATGAGTGCCGCTAGGGCTTACTTGGATATTTACTGTCGCCCTTTGATTGGATATGAAGCTTCGGCGGTCTTGTATAAAAAGATCCCAGACCTACATCATACTCAACTCATTGTCGATGACCATTATAGCGTTATTGAATGGCGCAAAATTTCTTCCCGAAAAATCGACTATGACGACCTATCGCAGTCCGTTTTGACGTTCCAGGATCCAAGACGGGATTTGATGGACTTACTGAACGAGGACGGCGAGGGTGTATTAGCTGGGGAGCTTGAAACTGAATCCCATGTCGTTATTAGGTACGCAGACGATATCTTAGGAACTAACTTCAACGCTGAATCAGGGAAGTATATCGGGGTCATTTCGACGACTAAACACCCTAATGAACTTGTCCCTGACGACTTCACTTGGGTCAAGCTACAAGGGCCGGAAGGTCCTCAAGGAGAACAAGGAACTCCAGGACGCGACGGCGTGGACGGAGTTGCTGGAAAGAACGGGGTAGGTATAGCGGATACGGCTATTACTTACGCCGTGTCTGTCTCTGGTACGCAAGAACCTGAAAGTGGCTGGAGTGAACAAGTTCCGGAACTAATCAAAGGACGCTTCTTGTGGACGAAAACCTTTTGGCGATATACTGATGGGGCGCATGAAACTGGCTACTCGGTTGCCTATATTGGACAAGACGGTAATACAGGTAAAGACGGTATCGCAGGTAAAGACGGGGTCGGTATAGCTGCTACTGAAATCATGTACGCAAGTTCGAACTCTGCGACTATTGCTCCTGCTGGAGGTTGGTCAACGCAAGTCCCTACTGTTCCGCAAGGACATTACCTTTGGACGAAGACGACCTGGCGCTATACGGACAAGACTACGGAAACTGGTTATTCAGTATCTCGTAATGGACAGGACGGCGCTAAAGGTGACGCAGGTCGCGACGGGGTTCCAGGTAAGAACGGACTTGGACTGAAAAATACTTCAGTGATGTACGGTATTAGTATGAATGATACTGTTCAACCTGGATCTTGGACAAGTCAAGTTCCTGCACTTATCAAAGGTCAGTACCTATGGACTCGAACAATTTGGACATATACTGACAACACTAATGAAACTGGTTACCAAAAGACCTATATCCCACGCGATGGAAATAATGGACGCGATGGTATAGCTGGTAAGGATGGAGTAGGTATCAAGTCTACAACGATCACCTATGCAGGCTCTACCTCAGGGACTGTTCCACCTACAACCAACTGGACTTCGAACATTCCCAACGTTCAACCTGGCTTTTTCCTTTGGACAAAAACTGTTTGGACGTACACGGACAACACGAGTGAGACAGGGTATTCAATTTCTAAAATTGGGGAGACAGGTCCAAGAGGGCTACAAGGGTTACAAGGTCCGCAAGGGTTACAAGGTATTCCTGGACCTACTGGACGTGATGGGCGGTCGCAATACACTCATATAGCGTTTTCCGATAGTCCTAATGGCGAAGGATTTAGTCACACGGATCAAGGTCGAGCTTACATTGGACAGTATCAGGATTTTAATCCAGAACACTCCAAAGACCCTGCAGCTTATCGCTGGACGAAGTGGAAAGGTAATGACGGAGCGCAAGGGATACCTGGGAAGCCTGGTGCGGACGGTAAGACTAATTATTTCCATATAGCTTACGCCTCAAGCGCAGACGGATCACGTGAGTTCAGTTTAGAGGACAATAATCAACAATATATGGGTTATTACTCCGATTATACACAAGCAGATAGCAGGGATCGAACGAAGTATAAATGGTTCGACCGTCTTGCTAATGTTCAAGTTGGTTCCCAAAACTTACTTCGAAATACGGCTACACTTCCTATCAAAGACGGCGTAGGTACTACTTGGAACGTCAGGTCAGGAGGTAATGGAACCGCTGAAGTGGTAACACTGAACAATTACCCGGTACCTGGGATCCTAAAAGGTATTAGAGTTAAAGACAACACGAACCACGGAAACAAGGATTTAGGTCAAGACGTTAAACTAATCGTCGGTCAACGTTATACCATGTCCTGCTGGGCTCGTGTAAGTCCTACGAGTGACCGACCTAATGTCAACTTGCTAATAAGATCTTGGACAACGAACGACACTAATAGGGTACTTTTTAAGACTATTAGTAACAAGAATTGGGTTAAGTATAGTCTATCCTTTACCGCGGACACAGAAAACAACGGTATTCAGTTTGGTCAAAACGGTCCGGGTAATATCGAAATCTGCGGCATGAAACTAGAACTTGGTAACATACCAACTGACTGGTCTTTAGCTATGGAAGATATTCAGTCTCAGTTAGACGAAAAAGCTAACCAAAAGCTAACGGATCAACAGTTGCTAGCCTTAACTGAAAAAACTCAATTACATGACGCAGAACTGAAAGCTAAGGCTACAATGGAGCAGCTAAGTAACTTAGAAAAGGCTTATGAAGGTAGAATGAAAGCTAATGAAGATGCTATTAAAAAATCGGAAGCTGACCTTATCTTAGCCGCAAGTCGAATTGAGTCCACTATCCAAGAACTCGGTGGGCTACGGGAACTGAAAAGGTTCATTGACAGTTATATGAGCTCCTCTAATGAAGGACTTGTAATTGGTAAGAACGATGGCAGCTCTACGATTAAAGTAGCAAGTGACCGAATTTCTATGTTCTCCGCAGGTAAGGAAGTCATGTACCTTACGCAAGGGGTCATTCACATCGATAACGGGATCTTTACGCAGTCCATCCAAGTTGGCCGTTTTAGAACGGAACAATACTCGTTCAATCCTGACATGAACGTGATCCGGTATGTAGGATAAGGAGAAAGAAATGACAAAATTTATCAACTCGTATGGTCCACTTCACTTAAATCTCTACGTCGACCAAATTAGTCAGGACGTCACTAATAACTCTTCAAAGGTTAGGTGGCGTGCTACTATTGACCGCGACGGAGCTTATCGAACATGGACTTACGGAAATATCAGTAACCTGTCCGTTTGGTTAAATGGTTCAAGTGTTCATAGCAGTCACCCGGATTACGATACGTCCGGCGAAGAGGTAACGCTTGCAAGTGGAGAAGTGACTGTTCCTCACAATAGTGACGGGACTAAGACAATGTCCGTCTGGGCTTCCTTTGACCCGAATAACGGCGTTCACGGAAACATCACTATCTCTACTAATTACACTTTGGACGCTATTCCAAGGTCTACTCAAATCTCCAGTTTTGAAGGAAATCGGGATCTAGGGTCTTTACATACAATTATTTTCAATCGAAAAGTGAACTCTTTTACGCATCAAGTTTGGTACCGCGTTTTCGGTAGTGACTGGATAGATTTAGGTAAGAACCATACTACTAGCGTTTCCTTCACTCCTTCACTAGATTTAGCAAGATACTTACCTAAATCCAGTTCCGGGACAATGGACATCTGTATTCGAACCTATAACGGTACGACGCAAATTGGTAGTGACGTCTATTCAAATGGATGGAAGTTTAATATCCCTGATTCAGTACGTCCTACATTTTCGGGTATTTCTTTAGTGGACACGACTTCAGCGGTTCGACAGATTTTGACAGGGAACACCTTCCTCCAAATCATGTCGAATATTCAAGTCAATTTCAACAATGCTTCCGGCGCTTATGGATCCACTATCCAAGCATTTCACGCTGAACTCGTAGGTAAGAACCAAGCGGTCAACGAAAACGGCGGCAAGCTAGGCATGATGAACTTTAATGGTTCAGCTACCGTAAGAGCTTGGGTAACAGATACTCGAGGAAACCAATCGAACGCCCAAAATGTTCAAATCAATGTCATTGAATACTACGGACCGTCCATCAATTTTTCTGTTCAGCGTACTCGTCAAAATCCTGCGATTATCCAAGCTCTTCGAAATGCTAAGGTCGCACCTATAACGGTAGGAGGTACGCAGAAAAACATCATGCAAATTACCTTCTCCGTGGCACCACTAAACTCGGACAACTTTGTGGAAGATAGAGGTTCGGCGTCAGGGACGTTCACTACTATATCCCTACTGACGAACTCGTCGGCTAATTTAGCGGGTACCTACGGACCAGATAAGTCCTACATAGTTAAGGCTAAAATCCAAGACAGGTTCACGTCAACTGAATTTAGTGCTACCGTAGCAACTGAATCAGTAGTCCTACACTACGACAAGGACGGTCGATTAGGGGTTGGTAAGATTGTAGAACAAGGAACACCTGGCTCTATTGACGCAAGAGGTAACATCTACGCTGGTGGTGATATCTTCGCTCGTGGACAACAAGTTCAACAGTACCAACTTACTAGCAAGGAAGGATTATTGAACAGGGGTCAACATAACGACGTATGGAACAAACGTGCCACAGAGTTTGCCTGGCGGAGTAACAAATACGAAGACAATCCTACAGGAACCCGAGGTGAGTGGGGACTATTTCAAAATTTCTGGTTAGATAGTTGGAAAATGGTTCAGTTCTTCGCTGCAATGTCCGGGAGAATGTTCCTACGCACCGCAAACGACGGAGGAAGATGGAACCCTGGTCGCTGGAAGGAGTTCTTGTTCAAACAGGACATGGAGAATTATAGTTGGCAAAAGCTAGTTCTTCAAAGTGGTTGGAACCATTATTCAACTTACGGTGACGCTTATTACACGAAGTCCATTGACGGCATCGTTTATCTAAAGGGTAACGTATGGAAAGGTCAAACGGATAAAGAGACTACTATTGCAGTCTTACCCGAAGGATTTAGACCGCGAAGTTCGATGTACCTACAAGCGTTGAATAATGACTACGGGAATGCTATTTTGTGTATCTACACGGATGGAAGATTGACGGTAAAATCTCAGGTAGATAATAAATGGTTAAATTTAGACAATGTAAGTTTTCGTATTTAATTTGAACCGAAATCATGTTATAATAAGGGATAGAAAGGAGGTGAGTGAACATGTTAGAACTTACAAAAACACGACAAATTGTAGCCGAGTTTTCAGTCGGTCAAGGCGGTGAAAAGAAACTCGTTAAGACTACAATTATCAATATCGACGCCAACGCCGTTTCGCAAGTATCCGAGACTATGCATGACGCAGACCTTTACGCTGCGCATCGTAGAGAACTTCGAGTCGACGAACAAAAATTGCGTGAAGCTCGGTACGCAATCGAAGATGAAATTTTAGCTGAACAGTCTAAGACTGAAGAAGCTGGAGCCGCTGGATAAGGAGGGTTAGGATGATACCAATGTGGCTAAAAGACACGGCCGTCCTAACGACAATTATCACAGCGTGTAGCGGAGTGCTTACTGTTTTGTTAAATAAATTATTCGAATGGAAATCGAATAAAGCTAAAGCAGTATTAGAGGATATCTCTAGTACCCTTAGCAATTTAAAACAACAGGTCGACGGGATCGACCAAACGACAGTAGCAATCAATCACCAAAATGACGTCATACAAGACGGAACTAGGAAGATTCAACGTTACCGTCTTTATCACGACCTAAAACGCGAGGTCATGCGAGGATATACAACTTTAGACCACTTTAGAGAATTGTCTATTTTGTTCGAAAGTTATAAAAATCTCGGAGGTAATGGTGAAGTCGAAGCCTTGTATGAAAAATACAAGGACCTACCAATTAGAGAGGATGAGGATATAAATGAAGCTATCTAACGAACAATACGACGTAGCGAAGCGCACCGTAACCGTAGTAGTCCCAGCAGCGATTGCACTGATTACTGGTTTGGGTGTCTTGTATAAATTCGATACAAGCGCTATCACTGGAACGATTGCTCTTGTGGCTACCTTCGCAGGTACTGTCCTTGGTGTTTCAAGTAAGAACTACCAAAAGGAACAGGAAGCCGCAGCTGAAAACGATCAGGAGGCCTAATGGGAGTAAATATTGATGAAGGTATTGCTTGGATGCAAGCCCGCAAGGGTCAAGTATCTTATAGCATGGACTACCGAAACGGTCCAGACTCTTATGACTGTTCAAGTTCGATTTACTATGCCCTACTAAGTGCAGGCGCAGTCTCCGCAGGCTGGGCGGTCAATACCGAATACGAGCATGGTTGGCTCGAAAAGAACGGTTATGAACTTATTAGTGAAAACACTCCTTGGGACGCTCAGCGTGGAGATATCTTCATCTGGGGTCGTAAAGGGTATTCATCCGGCGCAGGTGGTCATACAGGTATGTTCATTGACAGTGATAATATCATTCACTGTAATTGGGCGTATGACGGTATCTCCGTCAATGACCACGATGAACGCTGGCTCGCTGCTGGTCGTCCTTACTACTACGTTTATCGCTTGACTAACGCAGGTAAGCAGGCCGCTGAACCTAAACGTGGTTGGCAAAAAGACGACACTGGTTTTTGGTATGTTCGCCCTAATGGAACTTATCCAAAAGGACAGTTCGAATATATCGAAGACAATACAGCATGGTTCTACTTTAATGAATCAGGCTACATGTACGCTGACAAGTGGCTACATCACACCGATGGAAATTGGTATTGGTTCGATAAGGACGGTTATATGGCTACGTCCTGGAAGCGAATCGGTGGTGTATGGTACTTCTTCAACCGCGACGGATCCATGCAAACCGGCTGGATCAAGTATTACGATAATTGGTATTATTGTGATGCTACTAACGGTGACATGAAATCAAGTACGTTCGTTCCTTACAATGGTGGTTACTACATGCTATTAGAAGACGGACGCTTGGCGGATAAAGAAGCGTTCAAAGTAGAGCCTGACGGGCTCATTACTACTAAGTAAGGAGGATATAATGCCTAAAGTAAGTGAAAACGCTGAAGGAAACTTCAAGCTATTAAATGGAGAAAAGATCTATCTCCAACGCAATGAAGAAGGTGAGTGCTACGCATTTTTGAACACTATTGGAACAGCGTATCGAAATGGTACTTACGCAATCGGTCGTAAAATCGTTGAAGGTTTTCGACCTATGCACAATGTATTGATTTCTTGCGCAGTTTTGAAAAATGGTCAAATTTTGCCTAATACAAAACTCGACTTTGTCATTTTAACTAGCGGAAATGTCTTAGTGAATGCTATCAACATGCCGGTCGCAGGAACTAAGATTGAACTTGTAGGTCACACGACCTACCTTGTATCGCCAGAGGACTGGCATCTATAAAAAGAGAGGAGGAAGCTCTTTTCTAAATATTGTTTCTCTTAATCCTGTAAGGTTCAATCCTTACGGGGTTTTGTTTTTACTCTATTTTTAGTCGATTGACAAATTAGTTCAATTTTCGTATACTATTATTGTTCATTGTTTATCTACTTTGTGATTCTTTAATTACAGAAAAATCTGGGTATTTAGGTACCTGGATTTTTTTTTATCAAAAAAAGTTCAACTTTTTCGAATAAAACGCTTGACTATTACCGGGTAATACGTTATAATAAAGAAAATAAAGAAATGGACAATGTCCTGGAGGTAAAGAAATGAAAGTAAATTTCAACGAACTTGTAAAAGGTACCATCCTTTTGAACAAACGCAACCGCAAAGAGTTTAAAGTAGTATCTTTAGACGAGAAGGAGCAAAAGGTTGAACTATTGAACATTAGCAGCGAAGAGACTGTTAAGGTTTCAAAAGCTACTTTTGAACGTTGGTATAGTGTTCAGTCCGTACCTGAACAAGAGGAGCCTAAGGAAGAACCTAAAACTGAACCTAAACCTACTGCAGGTCCAAAGGTTTCAAAACGTACAAACCGCCGTCCTCGTCCAGCTACTGAAGTAATTGTAGTTGAACGCATTGAAAAGGGTAACGATAAGGAAGTCGTAGAGATTAAGGAAAAACGCCAAAAGCAAAAAAGTGGTATTCCAAAATCTGATACCGTGCTATCTCTTACTAAACAATTAGAAGCACGCATTGCGCACGACTTCCCAGCATCCCGTCGCGGAGTGACTCAATCGTTCATTAAATACTCCCATCAATACAACTTTGTAAAAATCTTCCAAAGTAAGTCAAAAGTTCGGATCAACGTGCTATCTCGTGCAATGCCGGAAGAAATGAAAGCAAAATTGGATCGAATTGTCCCTGCGAAATACGGCTGGCCTATTGACGGGTTCTTTACTATTAGACGGGAAGAAGACTTGGATACTGCGATGGAACTAATCGCGTACTCAGCGAAAGGAGCTAAGGGTTGATCGAATTAAAAATCGAAAAATCCCGGATGCACAAAAAAGGAAAAAGTATTTACATTTCTATCCCAGACATTGATGACAAGGAAGACGAGGAGCTACTAGGTACGCAGCTATCCTCTCTTCCTAAAATCAAAGAACGAGGCTACAACTACTTTGAGGTACCTATTAGGTATTTCCTTGACGTATTGAACGCCCTGGAGTATTGGGATTTAGAAATTATTGGGGAAGTTCCAAAAGATGTTCAATCCTACATTGATAGTCGAAATCGAATTGTAGAAGCCGACGTAGGTGAGTTCACTTACAAGACCGAACCTTTTGGACATCAAGTAGAGAGCTTTGAATACGCCAAGGATCATCCTTGCTTCCTTTTAGGTGATGAACAGGGATTAGGGAAAACTAAACAAGCAATCGATATCGCAGTCAGTCGAAAGAACGAGTTCCGTCATTGTTTGATCGTTTGCTGCGTGTCGGGACTGAAATGGAATTGGGCTAAAGAAGTCGAAATCCATTCAAACGAACAGGCTCATATCATCGGTAGCCGGGTAAATCGAAAAGGTAATTTGACTATCGACGGAGTTCAAAAGCGCGTAGAGGATCTACTATTAGACCATAAAGAGTATTTCCTTATTACTAACATTGAAACTCTTAGAGACAAGTCATTCACTTCGGCGCTGAAGGAGTTGACACAGACAGGGGAGATAGGAATGGTCGTAGTAGACGAGATCCATAAATGTAAAAACCCTTCCAGTCAACAAGGTACCGCCTTACATTCACTGAACAGTTTTTACAAGATAGGTCTTACCGGTACACCACTACTGAACTCACCTGTAGATACCTACAACATTTTAAAATGGTTAGGAGTAGAACGGCACTCCTTTTCAGCGTTCAAAGAACGTTACTGCGTCCTGGATAATTTTGGACAAGTAACAGGTTACCGCAATCTAACTGAACTAAAAAATTTAGTGATGGACAATATGCTTCGGCGAACCAAGGAACAAGTTTTAGACTTACCTGAAAAGATTCGATCAACTGAGTACGTCGATATGAACAAAGACCAAGCTAAAATCTACAACGAAGTTCGAACAAAGCTTATTGAAGATATCGACAAGGTCATGCTGAGTACCAATCCACTAGCAGAGACTATTCGATTGCGTCAAGCTACAGGTAACCCCGAAGTATTGACAACTAAAAAGGTCAAGTCCGCAAAGTTTGAACGAGCCTTGGAGATTATCCAAGAATGTATTGAAAATGAACAATCCGTGATAGTGTTCAGTAATTGGGAAAAGATTATCACTCCTTTTTCAAAACAAGCTAAGTCACTAGCTCCTTGTTATTTAGTGACAGGAGAGACGGACGATAAGTTCGAAGTCATTGAACAATTTACAAACGACAAACGCCCGGCTATTATCTGCGGCACTATTGGAGCTTTAGGAACAGGGTTCACCCTAACTAAAGCGACGACTGTCATTTTCCTGGATAGTCCATGGACAAAAGGGGAGAAGGATCAAGCGGAGGACAGGGCTCACCGTATTGGTGCGACCTCTACCGTGTCCATTATCACGCTAGTTTGTAAAAACACAATGGACGAGACGATCGAAGACATTGTAGCAAGTAAGGGCGAACTAGCTGACTATATTGTCGATGGTAAACCTCTTCGAAATAAATTGTCGAACGTGCTGGATATATTGCTACGGAAATAGGAGAAGATATGGCTTATAGAAAACGATATAACGAGTTAAGGAAGGACACTAAACGCAAATTAGAGACAGGTGACAAGTCTTGGACACCTATTGACCATTGTTTAGCTATCCCTTCCTTACAAGACAGGTATACAAAGGAAGAACTTTGTAGCCATTTAGATTGCAATCAAAAGGAACTGAAAAGGTTCATTCAACTGGACAAGTTACCAAGTCCAGATCAATGTGAAAAGATACGGAGGTTACTGAATGAAAGTAATTGATGGAGTTAAATACTACCGAATTTCGGAAGTATGTAAAAGAGTAGAGCGCAGTCAAACGACCATTACTCGCGTATGGTACGGCGCCGCGGAGTACGCAAAGGAAAATAATATTCATTTCCCCTTTGTGCTACCGAAGTTCCGTAACGATTTAGACCAAAAGAAAACACGTTACTGGAGTGAAGAGGGTGTAAATAAACTAATCAAGTTTAGGGACTCTATAATGCCGGGTGACTTGGCGTTCTACAATCGCCAACACATGTGGGGTGAACGTCAACAGATTGCCAAGGAACGCAAAGAGTTCAAAAAGGTAATGGAAGAGGCCGTAGATACGGACCTTAATGAACTAATGAAGGAGAAAATCTAATGAGTGAAATTAAAAGTGAAAAAGAGTTCCTTGAGCTACTTCCGGAACTTGCGCAAAATAACTACGAACTAGGGATCCTAAACAAAGCGGTCAAAACGGACAAGGAACTGATTAAACAGTACATGCTTACCGAAGACATCGAGTCAGCAGAAGCTCACGGCTGGCAAGTGACTTGTTCCCCAACCACTAAGTCATCCATGGACGAGACTATGCTCATTAGCATTATCCAAGATTTAATCAAGGACGCAAAAGGTAAGGACAAGGAAGCTCTTCAAAATCTTATTGTAATGAAGCCAACAATCAATGAAGATTTATTAGAGGACTTGATCTATAACAAGCAACTTGATCCAGAAGTTGTGAAGCCTGCTATCGTGGAATCTGTGTCCTATACGCTGCGATTTAAGAAGTCCAAGAAGAAGACGTCTAAATCCCGCAAAAATTCTTAATATTTCGTACCTATTTTCGCGTTTAACGTGGAAGTCATAGTATAACACTACGAGGAGAAACACATGGGCAGAGAGCGTATAAAATCGCGTACAATGGACAAGCAAAATGCTACGCTAAAATTTAAGGAAATAAAGAACACGACTAGGGGGCTGTTTGGTCAGTCCGCTAGTTCCTTATCTCAACGAGACCAGGACTACTTATATGTAGGTACGCAAGTATCCAATTACTTAGCACAGAAAAAGTTCGAAGAAGTAACACTGAAGCAAGTTAGTCATTTCTTTTTAGTTCAGTACCGGTTTAGGTTCGAACAAGATTGCATTGACTATAATTGGTTCAATTTTCAAAACACAATGAAAAAGCTAAAGGATTACCTAAAAGCGGATAGTTGGGTCGAAGTCAGTTACTTTTTATACATTAGTATTGAAAAAAGTATCGACAAGGTATGCCCTAACGTCCCTAATCCAATTACCTTGTCCGTGTTCAAAAGAACCTGGCTAATTGAGGAATTATTAGGTGGTAAACCAAAATTCACAGGATTTTACTAATTTTTCTTAGGAAAATATAGACAAATTATAGATCTTTTTCGAACTGGTTTACAAAATGCTGAAATTTGGTGTATATCTAGTAAAAAAGACTTTTTTACAAAGTCATTTTTACAGCTGCTTTAGAGCAGCTTAGCAAGCTAGATATTCTTTCCCCCTTCGGTCCATATTATATACACTGAACTATATAGGACTAAAAGATAACTAATAAAATGTAAAAAAAAATTAAGGGCGAACTGAACTTTTTAGGAAAGGATAAACAATGGATGTAAATGAAATATGGAAGAAAAAGGTTCGACAGTTATTAGCTGAATCCGGCTTACCGAAAAAATACTTCGAACCACAAAAATTAGTTCCTAGGAACATTGACCGCGAGGCTTGGAACTGGCTGGAGGATTATAGGTCGAACGTCGTTGAAAATGTTCAAAAAGGATTGAACATTGTCATCACTAGTCCTATTGTTGGTAATGGGAAAACGAGTTGGGCGATAAGGTTGTTACAACGTTATATCGCCGAAACTGCGCTTGATGGAAGATTAGTGACTAAGGGTGTTTTCTGTGTCAGTTCTTCGATGTTAGAAATCTTCGGCGATTTTGGATACTTTGAAACTAGCGTCGAATTTTTTGACTACTTGAACCGCCTAAAAAATTGCGAACTATTAGTCATTGACGAAATTGGTTCAGGGCGTTTGACGCAGGTATCCTATAATCACTTTTATGATTTAGTGAATTATCGTGTAGACAATAATCTTGCTACTATATATACAACCAATTACAATGATGCGCAAATTAAGGACGTACTAGGAGAACGGTTATATAGTAGGATCTACGACATGGCTACCGTAATCGAGTTCAGTGCTTCAAATGTTCGAGGATATACACCTAAGGAGGTAGCTAAAAATGAATCCGGATGAACGGTACCTAGTATTAGACGTCAACCGTGTTCCAATGATCTATAAAAATGTTCGAGGACAGGTTGTCAAATGTTGCTTATTGAAGCCTATTGAATCAATTCACTTAATTGATAGCTTACTACTAACAAAGACAGAAATTGAACAATACGACAAAAGATTATTAGATTTTGCCTACAATTATGAAAAGAGAGGTCTCTATGATTTGGAATTACAAAAAGCGTTTGAACGATGATACGATTGTAAAAATTATCGGCGCCGTTGCTTGTTTAGCAATCGGCTTGTCTATCGGGTACCTACTCGGTAGCCCTAAGACTGCGAAGGTAGATCCTAATGTACGTCCCTACTACATTACCTTGGATGATACGGGAGCATGGCTAGGAGATAGTCCTGGACATAAGTTTTATCCATTGTATGACGCGCAAGGACATAGATTAGGAGGTAAAGTGAACAATGATTCAACTTCAGGTACTGAATAAGGTTCTACAAGACAAGAGCCTTGCGTTACTGAACAATAACGGGATCACAAGTGAATACTTTAGCGACTACGGCCCTGAATATCAGTTCATTATTGACCACGTTAAAGAGTACGGAAATGTTCCGGACGATGAAACAATCCTCGAACAATTTCCTGGATTTGAACTACTGAACATTTTAGAGACGGATCAGTACCTTGTCGATAAGATTAGGGAGGAGCATTTATATGATGCGCTTGTCCCTATACTGACACAGGCCGCCGAAGACATGCAAACTGACTCGAGTGTAGCCGTATCGAACATTTTACCTAAACTAGAAAAACTGATCCAGCAATCCAAGTTTGTCGGTGGTATTGACTTGACGAAAGGAGCCTATGACCGGTTTAATTGGGCGATGGACATTGCGGAAAAAGCTGGCGACTTGCTAGGAGTACCGACAGGGTTCGAACTATTGGACGATGTTTTAGGTGGGATGTTACCAGGTGAGGAGCTGATCGTCATTGTAGGACGTCCTGGACAAGGTAAGTCCTGGACATTGGATAAGATGATGGCTACCGCTTGGAAGAACGGTCAGTCCGTACTACTATACTCCGGCGAAATGAGTGAAATGCAGGTTGGATCCCGTATAGATACCTTACTATCGAACGTCAGTATCAACTCCATTACCAAAGGAGTTTGGAACGATAAGGAGCTCCAAAAGTACGAAGACCATATTGAACTAATGCAAGAAAGTGAAACTCCGCTTGTCGTCGTAACGCCAATGATGATTGGTGGACGTAACATGACGCCAGCTCTATTAGACAGTATGATCCAAAAATACAAGCCTAAAGTAGTTGGTATTGACCAGCTATCTCTAATGAATGAATCCGTACCTAGTCGCGAACAAAAGCGTATTCAGTACGCTAATATCACCATGGACCTTTACAAGCTATCCGCGAAGTATGGGATCCCTATTGTGTTAAATGTTCAGGCCGGACGTGCAGCTAAAGACGGAACGAACGATACTATTCAATTAGAACATATCGCCGAAAGTGACGCCGTAGGGCAAAACGCAAGCCGAGTTATTACAATGCAACGGGACGAAGCTAACGGGATCCTAAGGCTATCCGTAGTGAAAAACCGGTACGGAGAGGATAACAAGACTATCGAATACATGTGGGACGTTACAACGGGAACCTATACACTAATAGGCTTTAAAAATGACGACGACACGGAGGACAATGCTAGTCCAGTTACATTGAAAGCCCGCAGTTCTTCGAACCGTCTTCAAAAACAAGTAAGTAGAGAAGGAGTGGAAGCATTTTGAAAGTCAACGGATTATACATCGACGCAACTTGTGAACAAATTATTCAAAAACTTACTTTCGAACTGGAACACGATTATGGCCAAACTCTTTTTAGGCGTACTAAGAGCTTAGGTTCGAACATGCAATTTTCTTGTCCATTTCACGGAAATGGGATGGAGCGTCATCCGTCTTGCGGTATGAGCAGGGACGTAGCTTACTCCGGCGGTCGTGTTATCGAAGCAGGAACCGTTCACTGCTTCACTTGCGGTTACACGGCTAAACTGAATGAGTTCATTAGTGACCTTTTCAATCGCAGCGATGGAGGGTTCTACGGTAACCAATGGCTCAAGCGCAATTTTGCGTCAGGGGAAGAACAAGTAAGACCTTTATTAGATTTAGGGTTCAACCGTAAGACTGAACCTGCTAAAAGGTCTTACAACATTATCCCGGAGGAGGAGCTAGAAAAATACCGATGGGTTCATCCGTACATGTATCAACGTAAACTGACGGACGAGATTATCGAACTTTTTGACGTAGGTTACGACAAGTTGAACGATTGTATCACTATGCCTGTTAGAGACATGGACGGAAATACGGTCTTCTTCAACCGACGTAGCGTAGGGCAAAAATTTCACCAATACGGTGAAAGTGATCCAAAAACTGAATTTCTTTACGGAGCATACGAGGTACTGAAATATAGAGACAGGTTCAAAGATAGTTCGAAATTATACGTCACTGAATCGGCTATCAACTGTTTGACACTTTGGACGCTTGGGATCCCTGCGGTAGCGTTGATGGGAGTTGGAGGTGGTAATCAGTTCGAACTTCTAAAGAAAATGCCGTTCCGTACAATCGTATTAGCCTTAGACCCAGACCCTGCTGGCGACAAGGCCTCTAGGAAAATACGGAACAGACTTCGAAATAGCAAGGTTGTTTACTTCCTTAACTACCCGCAAGAGTTTTGGGAAAACAAGTGGGATATCAATGACTATCCAAATTTAATAAATTTTGATGATTTAGTCTTGTAATTTATTACACGATAATATATAATATAACTATAAACAAAACAAAATTCTTGTAGGAGAATAAACAATGAACAACCTTACAAATAGAATAGCTAGCAAATTCGTCAACGATACTGTCGAATGCGTAGGCTTTGTCCCAGACAGTGATTGTCTTTCTTTGTATGCCGTGGATCCTAATGGAGCTTTGGCTATTATGTACCGCCGTTACTCAGGCATGCTCCACAAAATTGGACAGAAATATTTTAGCTTTTCGCGACAAGACGTGGATAGCTTTGTATGGACTACCCTGGACAAGGCACTGAATACTTTTAATCCTACTTCCGGAGCAAACTTTGCAACCTACGTCACACGGCTAATGAACAATACAATGCGCAATGAGTACAGAGCTTTAAAGGTTACTTCTGTGCAAAGAGATTGGTTCCTAGACGTACAATGGGAGAGCGGTACTCCTAACGAAGAAGAGGATAATTTTAGCGCATTCTATAACCACGCAGTGAACGAAGATTGGTCAGCTATTGACATTGCTAATTCTCTACCTACCTTACCACTGACGGACAATCAGTATGCCTATATCGAGTGCATTGTTAAAAATGGTTCGATAATGACAGACGCAGAGGTAGCCAGAGAAATCGGCGTAACACGAGCTTCGGTTCGTGCTATTAAAACATCACTCGCTAAAAAGTTGGATAATTTTTTATAGAGTGGTTTACCAAATGCACCTTTTTGGTGTATATTAAGGTATAGGGAAAACTTAAAACACTAGTAACCTTATAACACTTTAAACACTTTTCAAGGAGGACCAAACATGGGTCGAGTAAGTATTAGCAATTCTGGTTCATTTAGCTCCGGAACTGCCAATGGATTTTTCAGTTTAGCGGATGATAGAGATTCTGCGGTCGTTACGTTCCTTTACGAGGATCCAGACGGCGAGGACATGGATTATTTCGTAGTCCACGAAGCAGAAGTCGACGGACGTCGTCGCTATATCAACTGTAATGCTATTAGTGAGGACGGGGAAAGTATTCATCCAGAAGATTGTCCACTTTGTGAAGAGGGCTATCCACGGATCGAAAAACTGTTCTTGCAACTATACAACGAGAACACTGATCAAGTTGAAACATGGGATAGAGGTCGTAGCTATGTTTCTAAGATTGTAACGCTTATCAATAAATACGGACCTCTAGTAGGACAACCTTTTGAAATCGTGCGCAGCGGTAAGAAGGGTGACCAACGTACTACCTACGAGTTCTTCCCAGAAGATCCAGATCCGGAAGCTACATTGGATGACTTCCCAGAAAAGAGCGAACTATTAGGAACTCTAATCTTGGATCTAAATGAAGATCAAATGTGGGACGTCGTTGACGGTAAATTTACTTTAGACGACAATAACCGAGGACGTTCAAATGCTCGTGGAGGAGGACGTTCAAATGGACGTTCGAACAATCCGTCACCTCGCAGAGGTTCAAGTAGGGACACAGGTTCCAGTCGACAGGATAGCCGTCCTGCGGTAACACGTCGAGGTCCTTCGACTGCTAGTGGTCCTCGAACCAGAGGTGGTCGATTCTAACAACTAGGAAGCAGTAGCTTCCTTTTTATTTACGGAAAGGAAAATATATGGCGCAAAAAGGTCTATTCGGTGTACGTCTACGGGAAGGTCGAAAAGGAGATCAAAAGATCCTATCCCAAAAGCGCAACCGAAAGGATTCAGTTGAACTAACCTATATTAGCGGTGACGCTTTGACAGATGCAATCGCAAGGGCACGCAAAATGTCAAAACGTATTTTGAAGGACGTACTTCCAAGACTGGAGCTAGTTACGGATGAAGATCGACTAGATGACTATATAGGAGCATGTATAGAAAATGGCATTGTAGCCTTGGACGTAGAGACGAACGGTAAGGATCCAATCCATGAAGATCTTGTAGGTGTCTGTCTATATACCGAAGGAGAAAAATCCATTTATGTTCCACTGAACCATCGAAGCAACTTGACAAAGCAGCGTATACGAGATCAAATTGATCCTAAGCTAATGAAAGAGTTCATTGAGGAGATGATTGAATGCGGTGTTCAGTTCGTGTACCATTTAGGTAAGTTCGATATCAATAGCATTTTCTGGCAATTAGGTATTCGCATGCCGGATCCGTTATGGGATACCTACATCGCGTCGAACTTACTGAACGAAAACGAACCGCACTCACTGAAATTGCTTCATGCTAAGTACGTCAAAGAGGACGAGAACGCCGAAGTCGCTAAGTTCAATGACTTGTTCAAAGGAATACCTTTTAGTTTGATCCCACCTGACGTCGCTTACATGTACGCAGCGTTCGACCCTCTACAGACTTACGAACTATACAAGTTCCAAGAGCTATATCTTACTCCAGGAACCGAAGAATGTAAGTCGTGTAATTTAGAACGGGTTAGTGAAGTTTACCAAAATATCGAACTTCCACTCATTAAGGTCTTGTTCGATATGGAGTCTTATGGGGTAGCCTTGGACGAGGAAAAGCTCGCAGAGATTAAAGCCGAGTTCGAACAAAAGATGGAGGAAGCCGAAGAGTTGTTCAATTACGAGGTAGCAAAATACGCTCCGGAAATTGAAGATCTTCGAACAATCAACTTCCAACAATACCAAAAGCTAACGCTGAACGGTAAGGGCGAAGTGACTGTTTCGATTTCAAGTAGCACGCAGCTGGCGATCCTGTTCTATGACATTTTAGGTCTAAAGAGTAACGACGATAGAAGTCCTCGAGGAACAGGGGTCGACATTGTTAAAGCATGGGATATTCCTATCGCTAAAGCCTTGCTCCAGTATCGCAAATACGCAAAATTGGTATCGACTTATATGACATTAGACGAGTACCTCGCTAAGCCCGACAATCGCGTTCACACTAATTTCAAACAGTACGGCGCTAAGACGGGACGTATGTCCAGTGAAGGACCGAACTTACAGAATATTCCATCGCGAGGTGAGGGAGCCGTCGTTCGACAAATCTTTGCCGCAAGTCCTGGACATTACATCATCGGTAGTGACTATTCTCAACAGGAACCTCGTTCACTAGCCGAGTTAAGTGGTGATGAAAACATGATCCACGCTTATGAACAGAACTTGGACTTGTATGCCGTAATTGGTTCGAAATTGTATCACACTGAATATGAAAACTGTTTGGAGTTTAATCCAGACGGCTCCACAAACCCAGAAGGTAAAAAGCGTCGTAACAATGTCAAGTCCGTACTTTTAGGTCTTATGTACGGACGGGGTGCAGCGAGTATCGCCGAACAAATGAACGTGAGTGTCAAAGAGGCCTCTAAAGTTATGGAAGACTTCTTCAAGCAATTTCCTAAAGTAGCGGATTACATTGTATTTGTTCAACAACATGCTATTGACTACGGCTACACGGAGACGGCTACCGGACGACGCAGAAGACTCCCGGACATGAGCCTGCCGCAATATACGTTCGAATATATAGACGCTAGTAAGAACGAAAACTTCGACCCATTAGACTTCGATGGAGAAGCGGAAGGATCTACGGAAGTACCTGAGTACATTATTGAACAGTATTGGGCGGAGTTGGATAGAGCTTGGGGGTTCAAAAAGCGTAACGAGATTAAAGCTCGCGCATTAGAGGAAGGTATTAAGATCCACGATAACGGAGGTAAGATAGCAGACGCTGAACGCCAATGTCTAAACTCCGTGATTCAAGGAACCGCAGCGGACATGACCAAGTACGCTATGATTAAAGTACACAATGACCCTGAACTGAAATCACTTGGGTTCCATTTAATGATTCCTGTACACGATGAACTATTAGGTGAGATCCCTAAAGAGAACGCAAAACGAGGGGCGCAGCGATTGACGGAAGTTATGATTGAAGCCGCTAAGGATATTATTAGCTTGCCTATGAAATGTGACCCAAGTATCGTTGACCGTTGGTACGGGGAAGAAATTGAACTATAAAAACAGAAAAGGAAAATATAACAATGAAAAAATTCTTGAACATTTACACAATCTTATATCTATTAGTAGGGATCTTCGGTACGCTCGTTACTGTTTGGTTCTTACCATTGAACATTGGACCTCTTACTGTACCGCCGTCAAGTTGGCTAATGGGATTTTCGTTCCTACTGATTACACTTATCCAAGACCATTACGGCGCTAAAGTATCCGGGAAGATGATTTGGATCCTATTGTTCCTTACCGCTTTACTTTGTATCTCGTTGAACTATACCTTAATGCTTGTCCTAGCTAGTGGAGTTGCGTTCGTAGCTGGACAGTACGTCACTAAAGGTCTTTATACCTTCGGCGTTCGACGTTCACTCAGTTCGATGATTGGTTCAGTTGTCGATGTAGGGATTTGGGTATTCCTTGGTCTAAGTCCATTAGGCGTCAATACCGTTCCATGGGAACTCTACTTCCAAGCCGTATTAGGTCAAGTCCTTGTTCAATTGATCCTACAAGGTATCGCTGGACAAATCTATGATCATTATTTTGAGTAAGGGCAGTCTTGTCCTTATTTTTTTTTGAATCAGTGGTAAACAAAATGGCGAAATTTGGTGTATAATAAAGTATAGAGATTTTACACTCGTTTGACCTCTATGAATAAAAATAAACGGAGGACACCATGAAAAAAGTGGTTTTATTAAGTGGAGGAGTTGACTCCACTACCTGTCTATCACTAGCGGTCGCCCGGTACGGAGCGCACAATGTGACCGCATTGACCTTCCTGTACGGACAGAAGCATGCTAATGAATTAGACAACGCACGCAACGTCGCGAAGTTCTTAGATGTAGAACTTGTCGAAGCCTCAGTATCGCCTGAAATCTTCAAAGGTTCGAACTCTACACTCCTACAAGGTAACGGAGAGATCTCCCATAAATCTTACGCCGAAATTATCGAAGAAAACGGCGAAGGAACTGTCGATACCTATGTACCCTTTAGAAATGGACTTATGTTATCACAAGCCGCTGCACTTGCATACAGTCGCGGAGCCGATGAAGTCTGGTACGGTGCGCATAGTGATGACGCTGCTGGTTCTGCTTACCCAGATTGTACGCCAGCGTTTTACGAAGCAATGGATGAAGCTATCTATCAAGGAACAGGACACAAGGTTCATCTTTTAGCTCCATTGTTGAACTTTAATAAAGCGCAAGTCGTAGCCGCTGGACTAAAAGTCGATGCTCCTTATCAACTAACTCGATCATGTTACGAGGGGCACGAAAAGGCTTGTGGTCTATGTGCTACATGTATTGACCGTTTGAACGCATTTAAAATCAACGATATTGACGATCCTATTGAATATGAAGTAAGGGAGAACTAAAAATGAAAGTATCTAAAACATTATCTTTTGACGCAGCGCATCAACTTGTCGGTCACTTTGGAAAATGTGCCAACTTGCATGGACATACCTACAAGGTCGAAATTTCTTTAGCCGGGGAAAATATCCAAGACGGTTCAAGTCAGGGAATGGTCGTTGACTTCTATCACGTCAAACAAGTTGCAGGTAAGTTCATTGACCGTTTGGATCACGCTACCTTGCTACAGGGAAATGAACCAATCGCCCTAGCTAACGCCGTGGACACGAAGCGAGTTCTCTTTGGATTTAGAACGACCGCTGAAAATATGTCCCGCTTCCTTACTTGGGTACTTACGCAGCTCATGTGGAAGTATGCTCGTATTGATTCAATTAAACTATGGGAGACGCCAACAGGTTGCGCAGAATGTACCTACTACGAAATCTTCACTGACGAAGAAATCGAAATGTATAAGAACGTGACCTTCATTGACAAGGATGAAGTCATTACCGTCCGCGATATTTTGAACAAGGAGCAGGACAATGACTAATCAATACAACCAACCCGAACGGGGTAAGATTAGGATCAATGTACGCGACCCTGAAAAAATGCCTATCATGGAAGTCTTCGGGCCTACAATCCAAGGCGAAGGAATGGTTATAGGTCAAAAGACTATTTTCATTCGAACTGGTGGATGTGACTATCATTGCAACTGGTGCGATTCAGCGTTCACTTGGAACGGTACTACTGAACCTGAATACATTACCGGGGAAGAAGCAGCTAATCGAATTTTGAAATTAGCGTTCAACGAAAAGGGTGAACAAATTTGTAATCACGTTACGCTTACAGGTGGGAACCCTGCGCTACTGAATGAACCTATGGCTCGTATGATTGACATCTTACGTGAAAAGGGGTTCAAGTTTGGACTTGAGACGCAAGGAACGCGGTTCCAAGAGTGGTTCAAATATGTCAGCGATATTACTATTAGTCCAAAACCGCCATCAAGTGGCATGCGTACTAATATGAAAATCCTAGAGGCTATTGTGGACAGACTGAACGAGGAAGGACTAGACTGGTCGTTCAAAATCGTAATCTTCGATGATACGGATTTAGCTTACGCCCGTAACATGTTCGAAACCTTTAAGGACAAACTACGTCCAGTGAACTATCTTTCAGTCGGTAACGCAAACGCCTACGAGGAGGGTAGCATCAGTGGACGCTTGCTAGAGAAATTGGGCTGGCTATGGGACAAAGTATATCAGGATCCTGCGTTCAATAACGTAAGACCCTTGCCGCAGCTACATACATTGGTATATGATAATAAAAGAGGAGTGTAAAATGAAAATTGAACAGTTAGATAAAATTGGTAATGTGCTAGGACGAGAGCATGGGTTCTCTTCCCTTAAATCAAATGAAATCGTTATCCTGGACAACGCAGAATCGGCTATCCAAGGACTGTTTGGACTATTAGGAGAGGATGTAGAACGTGACGGACTACAAGATACTCCGTTCCGTTTTGTGAAAGCACTCACTGAACATACCGTAGGATATAGGGAAGATCCTAAACTACATTTAGAAAAGACCTTTGACGTGGATCATCAGGATCTTGTTCTTGTTAAGGATATCCCGTTCAATTCCCTTTGCGAACATCACTTGGCGCCGTTCGTCGGTAAGGTTCATATCGCCTACATTCCTAGCGATAAGATCACTGGACTATCTAAGTTCGGTCGAGTTGTAGAAGGCTACGCTAAACGCCTACAAGTCCAAGAACGCTTGACACAAGAGATCGCAGACGCTATCCAGGAAGTGTTGAACCCTCAAGCGGTTGCAGTTATCGTGGAAGCTGAACATACTTGTATGAGTGGACGTGGTATTAAAAAACACGGCGCAACTACTGTCACTTCGACAATGCGTGGACTTTTCAAAGAAAACGCTTCGGCGCGAGCTGAATTGCTTCAGTTGATTAAAAAATAAGGGAGATGAGCATGCTAAAAACATATAAACGTAAAAAACTGGTCAGTGAACTTCAATTAGTTCTTACTTTGCTTTTTGTAGTGGCTTTGGTTGTAAGTAACATTATTACAAGTAAACAGGTACTTCTTCCGTTCAACATCACAATGACTGGAGCCGTGTTCATTTTCCCTATCACTTACATTTTATCCGACCTTGTGTCCGAGGTTTACGGATACCGCTGGAGCCGTTTGACGTGCTACTTTGGTTTTGCCGCAAACCTCTTCGCAGCGCTTGTCTTTAGTGCCGTTATCCAGAGCCCGGCGCCAGAATACTGGCACAACCAAGAGGCTTTTCAAACCGTGCTAGGAAGTACTCCTCGCGTATTAGTAGCTTCCCTACTTGCGTTTGTTATTGGAGACTTCGTAAATGACCGAATTTTCGCTAAAATGAAACGTAAATACCCTGACTCAATCAAAGGCTTTGGAGCTCGTGCTATCTTCTCCAGTCTTATGGGGGAGCTAGTGGATAGCCTTGTCTTCCTACCGCTCGCATTTTGGGGGCTAATGCCTGTCGAAACGCTAATCATAATGACTATTAGCCAAGTAGCCATTAAGACAGGATATGAGCTTGTTATCCTTCCATTTACAACGCTAGCAGTGAAGCTAGTTACTAAGTACGAGAACAGAAAGGTACCTTTTGAATGAGCATTGATTTATATTTCGCCGGAGGTTGTGCTGGTCGAATAGAGGACTTCCTGCTAGCTCATAACGCTAATCGATTGTTCACTCAAAAATACGAACGGAACACGACCGGAAAATTATGGTTCGAGTACGCTGACAATCACCCTGAGTTTACTGGCAAAGTGTTCGTCGACTCAAGTGCGTACGGTGCTTGGACACGGAACGTCAATATCGATTTAGATGACTACATTGACTATCTAAACGAAAATGACGGTCGATTTTCAGTCATTGCTTCACTTGACGTTATCCCGGGCGGCAAAGGAGAGTTCGCAACTCGTCATCAGGTACGGGACGCAAGTGAACAATCTTGGAACAATTACCTCTATATGTATGACCGAGTTTTAGACAAAGATAAAGTCATACCGGTATTTCACATCGGCGAACCCTGGAGCTATTTAGAAAAGATTTTAGCTTACCGACATCCAGATGGTTCAAAAGTTCAGTATATGGGACTTGGAGGTCTTGTAGGTGTTCACAGTAACGACCGAATGAAATTTATGTCCCAAGTGTTCGAAATTATCAAAAAGAGTTCGAACCCAGAAATTAAGGTTCACGGATTTGGAGTAACGGCTTTGCCTCTACTGGAGCAATTTCCGTTCACTTCTGCGGACTCTACTTCAGCGGTCATTACTGGCGCGATGGGTAACATTATGACACCTTATGGAATTGTTAGCTTTGCCCGTAAGACAGGAGGCGCAGACAACTTCTATCGTTTAGCTAAACCGATACAAGAAAGTATCTTAACACTAATTGAAGAGTCCGGCCTAGGATTTACAATCGAAGAGCTTTCCGAAAATTACATCGCACGCGAGCTAATCAACTGTCAATACTTGCTGGATTGGGCTAAGAACTACAAGTACACGCCACCGAAGCACAAACAGAACCGACTATTTTAGAAAAATTAGGACTTACTGAAAATAAGTCCTTTTCTTGTTTACAAAATCGCCGAATTTGGTGTATATTAAAGTATAAACTAAAAACTAAAGGAGGCTCCCTATGAGCATGAAGTTTAAGACGCAGGACCTTATGGATGCGGTAGGTCAACTGAACCGATTGTCCGCAAGTAAGTTACTTGAAATCACACGTTATTGGTATATCCAAGGCTATGATGGAATAGTGACGTTCACTGGATACGATGGTTCGAACTGGCTACGCTATACACTTGAAGCCGAAGGAGAAATCGACGTCATTATTAAAGCCGAACAGTTCGGTAAATTGATTGAAAAAACTACCGTGGACACCGTAACACTCACACCGAAAGGTGAATATTTAGAAGTGAAAGGTAATGGGACTTATAAAGTCGACATCGTTACAGGTGATGAAGATTATCCGTCATTCGACGACAAATTGCCGGAAGAGCTGGACGAAGGTTCAGCGAAGCTACTCAAGTCTTCTTTGTTCTACAATGTAGCAAATGTCAATGACTCAGCGGTTTCAAAAAGTAACGCAGATGGGGTCTACACGGGTTACCTACTAGATCACAACCAAGCGATCACCTCGGATATTATTAGAGTTTGTTTGAACCCTATCCAAGATATTGGTACCAAGTTGTTGATCCCTGCTCCTCTAATGCGCTTGCTTGCGTCCATTACGGAAGACAAGTTGTATCTATGGACGTTCGAAGATGAATACATTTATGTATCGACATCAACTATCGAAATCTACGGCCGTATCATGGAAGGTATGGAAGATTATCAGGACATGAGCATCATGGACTCACAAGAGTTCGACGGTAAGGCTACACTACCTACCGCAGAAATTCAAAGTATCCTGGAACGCTTGACCTTGTTTATGACGGCCTTTGATAAAGGAACTGTTCATTTAGACTTCGGTCCTAAGCAACTTGCAATCATTACGACCAAAGGTTCAAAAGAACTTGTCAAGTACACTAAACTAGAAGAGGGTACGGACTTCTCTTGTAAAATCAATAGCTTGCTACTCCGCGACATTTTAGCGACAGTAAGCGAAGACCATTTTGACATTCACTTTGGTAACGAACTTTGCCTTAAAATCGAAGCTAATGGAGTTACTTACTACCTTGCTACACAAGAAGAAGGAGACGCTGAATGAGCAATAAACTGTCCCGCATAGCTAAAATGGTTGCAGCGGAAAAAGTGAATGAACCTGCTATCAATTTCGTGGACAAGTTTACTCATATTATCGAAAACACGCAAGAGCCTTATAAACCTTCAACGTATTACAAACCAAGTGGCGTTGGAGGTTGCTTGCGTAAAATGTACTTTGAACGTACTGGACAAGCCTTACAAGATAATGCTAGTTACAATCTTATCGCAATGGGCGAAGCTGGTACATTTAGACACGAAGTATTGCAGGAGTACATGGTGCGGTTATCCAAAACGGATCCAGACTTTGAGTGGTTAGATGTAGCTGAATACTTGGAAGAAAATCCCGTAGAGGGTACAATCGTCGACCAAAACTTCGTCAAAAATGAGTATGAGACAAAATGTAAGAACGAACTTCTTCAGTTGTCGTTCCTATGTGATGGCCTTGTAAGATGGCAAGGTAAGACCTACATCATGGAAATTAAGACGGAGACGATGTTCAAGTTTAATAAACATACGGAGCCGTATGAAGAACACAAAATGCAAGCGACTTGCTATGGTATGTGTTTAGGTGTAGATGACGTCTTGTTCTTGTACGAGAACCGCGATAATTTTGAGAAAAAGGCTTATACCTATCACATTACCGACGCAATGAAGGAACAAGTATTAGACAAGCTAGTTACTTGTGAAGAGTATGTAGAACGAGGTGAAAGTCCTAAGATCTATTGCTCGTCTAACTACTGTCCATATTGTAGGAAGGAGGGACGCAGCCTATGACTTATACTGGCAAAATGTTCGAAGAAGACTTCAAAAAGGGCGCTGAGCTTTGCGGTAATGAAGCCAGGTTTTCTCGTCTGTACGATACTACGAACGGATTTAGAGGAGTCGCAAACCCTTGTGACTTTATCGCAGCGACGCAGTATGGGACAGTCTACATTGAACTAAAAACTACGCAATCAAGTTCCTTACCATTTTCGAATATTAGTGAACATCAATGGCAGGAACTATTCATCGCAGACCGTTGCAAGCATGCGCTTGGAGGTGTATTAGTTTATTTTTCTAAACACGCTATGATTAAATGGTACCCAATGACTCAACTCACTCGCCTAAGAAATCTAGGACAAAAGAGTATCAATCCAACGGTAGAGACCGAACTTGGATATTCAGTGGACTATTTCAAAAAGCGCACTCGGTTGACAATACCAATTGAAAATGTTCTTAAAGCGTTCAAGGAACATTTAGCTGACAAGAACGATGGGTAAGCCTAAACTACCTCGTATTGATGTACGACTGGACGAACTCGCTGAGGCTTCGAAGAACGCCGAAGATTATGGTGAAATTGTCAATGTCGTAGTCGATGAAGTAGTTCAAAAAGCTACTAAGCCTTTGGACAATGTAATGGAACAGATCCAGGAGTTGCTGAAGGATGTTCAGTCCATGACCACGGAAGATTTGAACTATTTTATAGCCTACCTACCTACCGTCATGTATTTCACTACGGACAGAGCCGAACTCGTCGGTATTAAGATGGACGCAAGTGCCGCAATCCGTCGCGAAAAATATGACGACCTGTACGCTTTTGCTGCAGGGAAGACAATCCCGGACAAAGAATCCGAGACACGCAAATTGGTAATGAACGAGATCGTCATTGAGACGGCCTATAAACGAGCCTATAAAAAGGTTCAGTCTAAACTGGAGCAAGCGGATAAAGTATTAGCTTCGCTAAAGAGAGTTCACCAATTTAGACTTAATGATATCGAACTCACTCAATATAATTCTACAGGAGTAACACTACATGCAAAAAGAAATCGCCGTAAAGATGATTGACCCTAAACTAGACCGACTTAAATTTACAGGAGATTGGGTCGATGTGCGTATTAGTTCAATCACTGCTATTGACGCTAGTAAGGAACAAGTATCGAAAAGTCGAACCGTTCTTCAAAAGGCGCAAGTCCTAAACATTAAAGCGGGCGATAGCATTAAGATTGCGCACGGCTTTGCTTTAGAGCTACCTAAAGGACACGAAGCTATCTTGCACCCTCGTTCAAGTTTGTTCAAAAAGACTGGACTGATCTTCGTCTCAAGTGGCGTTATCGATGAAGGATATAAAGGAGATACCGATGAATGGTTCTCCGTTTGGTACGCAACTAAGGACACTGAACTATTCTATGATCAACGCATTGCGCAGTTCCGTATCCAAGAAAAGCAGCCTCAATTGAACTTTAATTTCGTTGAGTCTTTAGGAAATAAAGCTCGCGGAGGACATGGAAGTACAGGAGATTTCTAATGAAACTTGAACAGATTATGCAGGATTGGAACAAGGACTCCAAGGCGCTTGTAGCTGTTCACGGACTAGAGAGGGAAAACCTACCGAGGATTCCCTTTTCTACTCCTATAATGAACTATCAAACCTATGGCGGTCTTCCTCGCAAACGGGTTATCGAGTTCTTCGGACCTGAGTCAAGTGGTAAGACTACGTCCGCTTTGGACATTGTAAAAAATGCGCAGTACATTTTCCAGGAAGAGTGGGAGCAATTACAAGAGGAACTGAACGCTAAACTGGAGGAGCTTCAAAACGCAAAAGGTTCGAACAAAACTAAAATCAAGGAAATTCAAATGCGCTTGGACGCTCATAAGGAACCACTGAAAATTGTATACTTGGATTTAGAAAATACCTTGGACACGGATTGGGCTAAGAAATTAGGCGTTGACGTGGATAACCTTTGGATTGTAAGGCCGGAACATAACTCCGCAGAAGAGATCCTTCAGTATGTCATTGATATGTACGATACTGGCGAAGTCGGTCTTATTGTTTTAGACTCCCTTCCTTACATGGTCAGTCAAAACCTACTAGACGAGGAGCTTACTAAAAAAGCGTACGCAGGTATTTCGGCGCCGTTGACGGAGTTCAGTCGAAAAGTAACGCCTTACCTAACTAAGTACAATGCTATTTTCTTAGGTATCAATCAAATCCGCGAGGACTTGAATAGCATGTACTCTACATACTCAACGCCTGGTGGTAAGATGTGGAAGCATGCTTGTGCCGTTCGTATTAAGTTCCGCAAAGGGGACTTCATTGACGAAAAAGGTGAAAAAGTGAACCGTTCTGCTCGTAACCCTGCTGGTAACATGGTTGAAGCCTTTGTAGAAAAGACTAAAGCATTTAAACCTGACCGTAAGTTGGTTCAGTATACCTTATCTTACCACGAAGGTATTCAAGTCGAAAGTGACCTTGTAGATGTAGCTATTGAATATGGCTTCGTAAACAAGACAGGAGCTTGGTTCAGTATTTTAGATCCAGACACAGGTGAGATCCTCCAGGATGAAAACGGAGACGACCTAAAGTTCCAAGGTAAGTCTAAAATAGTTCAGCGACTACGCGAAGACGACCAAGTTTTCGATGATCTAATGACTTGCGTACACGAGGCTATCTCTTACGAGGAGCAGTAGCATGGTTCAACGAACATTATTTTCGCGCCCTAGTGGACCTAAGGTCTCCAAGCCTATCAAGCGCAGACCGAAGGTTCAACTAGACCGCAAGATACTGGAACTAATGAACCGACGTCAACGTCAAATATTAGTTCATTCCAATCTCTACTATCGTCAAAACGTCAATCTTATTACAGACGGACAGTATGACAGATGGAGTCACGAACTTTTTGACCTTATCCAAGCGCACCCTAATGAATTTAGAAAATCCGCATGGTACGAGGCTTTTCGAACATTCGACGGTAATACCGGTATGGGGTTACCGTATACAGATCCATGGGTAGAGGGTACCGCTCAACACTTATTGAAAATTTCAGGAGGACAACCAACTTGATCAATTTAGCAAATCGATACAGACCTAAGAAATTCTCCGACGTGGTAGGACAAGACTACGTCAAGGAAATCCTAATCAACCAACTAGAGACAGGGGAGATTAAACATGCTTACCTATTTTGCGGAGGAGCTGGAACAGGTAAAACTACTTCGGCGCGTATTTTCGCAAAAGATGTCAATAATGGACAAGGTACGCCAATTGAGATTGACGCTGCGTCTAATAACGGCGTAGAAAATGTCCGCGATATTATAGAGGATAGTAAGTTTAAAGCCTTGGATAGTCAATACAAGGTCTATATCATTGACGAGGTTCACATGCTATCGACTGGAGCATTTAATGCGCTATTGAAAACACTAGAGGAGCCACCTGCAGGAACTATCTTCATCTTATGTACTACGGATCCTCAAAAGATACCTGGAACTATTATGTCCCGGGTTCAACGCTTTGACTTTACTCGCATCCCTAACAAAGACATCGTCACACAACTTGCCTACATTTTAGAAAGTGAATGCGAAAACGGTGCGCCGTATAGCTGGGACGCTGAAGCCCTTGCGTTCATTGGTAAGTTAGCCAATGGAGGTATGCGCGATGCGATTACACGCTTAGAAAAAGTCCTGGACTATACTATGGACATTACAGTCGAAGAAGTAGCTAACGCCTTAGGTACGCCAGACTATGAGACCTTTGTAGCATTGACGGATACTATTCTTTCAAACGATACAGAAGTAGCTTTACGCACGTTAGACGACTTCTTTATGTCAGGTAAAGACTTGAAGCTTACAATGCGTAACTATACTGACTTCCTTGTTGACGTATGTAAGTACACACTTACGCAAGATATTTCGTTCACTTCCCTACCTAATCATTTAGGTCCAGACTTAGCACGTTTTCAACATTCTGTGGATTACTCGCTTCTTTTGTGGATGCTAGAGGAAATGAACCGATTAAACTCCGTGATTAAATGGGAACCAAACGCAAAGCCTATTATAGAAGCTCAAATCTTACTAATGACGCAGGAGGACTAGCATGGTCGATTTTATTGGACAACGTAAAGCCAAGGAATTTGTCAAGCAAAGAAAGTACCTTCCTAATTCAATGGTCATTGTAGGAGCAAAGAAATCGGGAAAACGAACATTCGCCCGGTATGTAGCGCAGGAACTCGGCTATGACTGTATCTTCATCGGAAACAAAGTCGACGATATTAGAGACATGATTGAACTAAGCTCTAGTCTTGCTCAGCCGACTTTGTTCGTAGTACAGGTCGCAGGTATGTCCATAGGAGCTAAAAATAGCCTCCTAAAAGTAACGGAGGAGCCACCTAAGAACGTTCATATCTGCATGCTGGCTTATACCGAAGGAGATGTTTTGGATACGCTTATTTCGCGCTCTTGGGTTGTTACCTTGCTTCCTTATTCAACGGACGAAGTATCGCATTATTTAGAGCGCTTTGTGAAATCTAGTAAGGACATCCTAAAGATGACTCCTATGTTCAGTAGTCCTGGACAGGTTCAGTTCATTGTTCAGTCACATGGTAAGGACGGACTGAACCTTTACTTTGAAAAAGTTCAGTTCTTTTACGACAATATTTTCGAAGCCTCGTCTAGTAACGCATTGAAGATGGTTGATTGGTTCAAACTAAAGGACACGGATACACGCGAGGACGCACTGATCCCTGAACTATTTTTAGAAATTGTGATGAACTATATCGGCTACCAAAATCGACAAGGCTTGGATACTGAAGTCCTACTAGCTAACTACGCCCTATTGCGACTAATAGCAAAATGCCTAGGAACAGTATCGTCCAAAGGTAAGAATAAACTATTCGCACTGAATAAGCTCGTAAAGGAGGTCCAAGAAATTGGTTAATTTAATGGAGTTTATGACTCATATTAAGGAAGATCGATTACTTCCGTTCTATATTTTCACTGGCGAAGAAATTGGACTAATGAACGTCTATTTAGCTAAAATGAAAACACCTGTCAAACGCGAGTCAAGTGTAGCCTCTATTCTACGTCCACTGACTCAGCGCTCTATCGTAGCAAATGACAAGGTCTTTGCGGTAAGGGACGATAAGGACTTCCTATCTACTGAATCGCGCTGGAAGTCTTTAGAGGACATCAAATACGGGACTTTGATCCTACTTTACACTAAAATCGACGGGCGCAGTAAATTTCTAAAACAGTTCAGTGACCATGTCGTTCAATTTGACCGAATGACTACTACCCAACTAATGAACCATTTTTCCAAAAAGTTCAAAGTTCCTGCAAACCTGCTGGAACAAGTCATTGAACTATGTGATCGCGATTACTCGCGTATCGAAAACGAGCTGGACAAGATTAGCCGGGTGAAATTACCTACCGAGGAAGCCGTGGACTTCCTTATTCATAAGGACTTACAATTTGAAGTCTTTGAAGCCGTGGATAGTGTTATTAGATACGAACCGCAACGAGCTTTTGAATATGTTCAAACACTTATCGCAACGCAGGACAATGTCCTTGGATTCCTTACCCTTTTATACAATAATTTTGCCGCAGCTAGTCGAATTTTAGGTACGGAAAACGCTAAAGAGTCGACAGTAAATGTGAAGCAATTTACAATCAATAAGATCAAATCGAACTTTAATTACTCACTTGATTCGGCGTTCGAAGGTATGACCATTATCGGCGATATTGTCGAAGGTATTAAAACCGGGCTCTATACAGATGTCGTCGGCGTTCAAATTTGTTTATTAAAAATTTTCAACTTGTCGTAAACAAAATCAAGGAATTTGGTGTATATTACATTAAACAATTGAAGGAGGTACGCATGGTAAACAAATCACCAACGGCGCGAATTTTATTAGCAGGAAATTTAGGTTACTTGGAAAACCTAATCACTCAGTACGGAGGATCTACTCCAATCGAACAAATCTACCAAAAAGAAAAGGAAAAACAAAATGACAAACGTTAAACGCTTCAAAAAAATTGTAGCCGACACAATCGAACGTGACGGTATTGACAACCTACTTGAATGGGTTGAACATGAGACCGACTTCTTCACTGCGCCAGCTAGCACTCGCTATCATGGATCTTATGAAGGTGGCTTACTAGAACACTCACTGAACGTCTATGATCGTTTGGTATGGGAAATGGAAAATACAGTCGGCGCAGGCTGGCAAGAAATTTATAGCCCTGAGTCCATTGCTATTATCGCTTTGTTCCACGACCTATGCAAGATTGACCGCTATGTCATCACTGAAAAATGGCGCAAGGACGAAAATGGGGATTGGGAAGCTTATGAGGCTTACGAGTACAATAAGGAAAAAGCTGAAATGGGACATGGGGCTCAATCAGTGTTCTACCTACAAAAATTCATTCAGTTGACTGAACTCGAAGCGCAAGCTATTTTCTGGCACATGGGAGCCTATGATATTAGTCCTTATGCTACATTAGCTGCATGCAGTGAAACGTTCAAATGGAACCCTCTTGCGTTCCTAACTCACCGCGCCGACATGGCTGCGACTTACGTCACAGAGAATGAAGCATTCGTTTACGGTGAAGGTACGGACGAAGAAGAGCCGAAGGTAGAGGAAGAAAAACCAGTTAAGAAGCCTGCACGTCGTGGACGCAAAGCTCCGGAAAAGGATCCAGACCCTGTCGACGAAGACGAAGAGCTGGAAGATGAAAAACCTAAACCAACTCGACGCCGTCGCAAAAAGGAAGAACCTAAGGAAGAGCCTGAAGTGAACGAAGGTGACGACAATGAGGAGGAAGATCCAAAACCTACTCGCATTACACGTCGCAAAAAGACTGCTCCTAAGGATGAACCTAAAGAAGACGCTGAAGCACAAGACGAGGACGTCGAAGAAAAACCTAAGTCAAGTATTAGAATGCCTCGCAAAGGAGCACGCGCAGCGGCAAAACCTGTTGAACCGAAAACCTACTACTTCTACAATCAGGATGATGACTACTATTACAAGAAGGACGAAAATGATCCAGACGATCCAAATGACATCCTTGTCGATGAAGAAGAGTACCTCAATGCTATGTGTCCAGTATTAGAGGAAGACTTCTTCTATGTATTGGACGGTAAAGCAAACGTCTTGCGCAAGGGTGAACGCTTGCCTGAAGAGTATGATGAAGAGACTTGGGAACCAATTACTGAAGCCGAGTATGAAGAAATGGTAAACCCACCTAAAAAGACTTCAGTTCGTGCTGCACGCAAAAAACCAACTCCATCAAAACGCCCACGTCCATAAAGGAGGACTGAACAATGTGTAAAGAATGCAAAGACTATCGTAGCCAAAAATTCGGCGCTCGAATTGGCGGCAAAGGTCACCCAGAGATCGAAATCGAATTTACATTAGGGGAGCTTGAAGACATTACCGAAGCTATCACTGAACGTGCTATGAAGACTAAAGATCCCGAAAATCTTAAACTTGTAGCTTGCTTCGCTCTAGCGTCTAGTCGCCTTATGGACGCTCATAAAGAGACTACTATCGCTGAAGGAAAATATAAAGGGTTCCGTGAATCTATCCAAGAGATCGTAAACAAGAACGATCCTGCGACGGCCTTGGACGACCTAAAAGAAATCCTAACTATCAATGAAAAGGTCGACAATGTACTGAACACCTTACAAGAGATGGGAGTGTTGTAAATGGAACGAATAAAGACGTTATTTCATGTGATCTACGCTAACGGTACTCATTTAGAAGTAGCAGCTTTATTCGACACTATTGACGATTACGATGACGCAGTTGAAGATATTCAGGGTTACATTGATAACCCTGAATTTTATAATCAACGGTGTATTAGGTTGACACCTTACAACCCAGACATCAATGGTGACGTTATTGCTACCGACATACTACTTCGATTAGACGATCTTATATATGTCGACGCAGCGTGTGAAACAATTAAGTATGAGGAACCTATAGCATGAACCCACAACGAAAAGAAATGAACCAACGGATCCTCGACTTAAGAGGAGACTACACAAGGGCACGCGCCCGCATCAATTGGTTATTAGCTAATGACGATAAGGGTGAAGAGTTCGAACAGCTGGAACAGTTCGTAGGGTACATCGACACGCTTGTCGAGTGCTTCCCAGAGAACCAACGTATGATCATTCGACTATGTATCCTGGACGATATTCCACTAAGCAAAGCGGCGATCGACATTGGCTACCATTATACTTGGGTACTAGCCTTGCGTGATAAAACTGTCATAGCTTTGGAGGAAGTCCTAGCCGGTGATAAAATTATTAGATCTAAACTAGGTCTACAAGTGAAGGAGAAATTAGATGCAGTACATTATCCCAACCCTACTGATATTTCTACTTAATTTAGTAAGTGCATTGGTAATGATTTTCACTATGCTAACACTAGCGCAGTACAAGAAGACTCCTGACTCTTCTTATATTCCAACCGCATTGGCGTGTATTTTCGCGCACGTTACGTTTTACGCGACCCTTTGGGTAATTTACACGCTATCGTGAAAAACACGCGCAAAACAGCTATACCCACGCGCAGAGCGAGCGCACGTCAGGAGAAAAAAGTAGCTCGCCAATTAGGTGGCAAAGTTCAACCCAACTCCGGCGCCACGGATTACTATAAAGGAGACGTCATTACCGAAGACATGCTCATTGAATGTAAAACAGTGATGAAGCCTCAAAAGACAGTAAGCCTGAAAAAGGAGTGGTTTGACAAAAATGAACAAGAACGGTTCGCAGCGAAAAAAGATTACTGTGCATTAGTGTTCGACTATGGCGACAATGGTGAGCAGTATATAGCAATGACCTTGCGACAGTTCAACCGAATGATGGAGGATAGAAATGAATAAGGTATACGTTATCGAATGCGGTGGAGGTGTAATGACCTTTGACCGCTGCGCAGAGGGACGTCATTATATCGACGTTACTGACTTGGATCCTATTGTACTGAAAACGGCATTAGAGCTCATGTCTCGTAGTGTTGTAGGTGTAGCCAAGTACGGAACTACACTCGAACAAAACAACGCAGACGACTTCCTGCAGCACGCTAAAGAGGAGGCGCTGGATCTAGCGAACTACCTCACTAAGTTACAATCGCAAAAATAAAAAGACCTAAATGAATAGGTCTTTTTTTTACTTACCTAAGTACGCAAGGGATTGACTTTCAATTTCCGCAAGGAAGCCACCGAAGGATAATCCTTTATACGCAAGTTCCTTTTTAGTGTACGAACTTACTAACCGGGCTAATAAGCAATCGTAAAAGTCTGGATCTTTGGTATTAGTGATACCGATATAGTTCAGTATGTCCGCTGGTTCAATGTTGTATCTATCTTCCATGTTACCCTCCTATTCCATGTAGCCGTCGACGATCCAAAGTTGGAACGGATCCTCTTCCTTGTAAGGTCGCGATAATTTTAGGGACACGCGCAATTCAGTTGAAAGTGTAATTAGGTCCTCTAGTGAACTAAGTTCGAGTTCGATAATAGGATTACCTGTATCCCGTTCGCAGTAGTAAGACACCTTTCCAACTTTGTTCAGTCGGTCTGCGTAGTGCGTATGAACGTCCTCTTCTTCGAAATACTTTGCGGAGTAGACGTGAAATTTCATTTTACTTGCTCCTTTACATATTCTTCAAATGTTGCGCGTGGCATGTTAGGGTTGTAAGTGTCCCATAATACTAATTGATCGCCAGGTAAATTACTACCGAACTGCGCAATAGGGTCAGTGATAATAGTTGGTAGGGAACGTTCGAAGTGAATATTCTTATATTCGTTTAGTTCAATAGCTAGTGCGTCCTTATTGTCGAATAGTTTTACATACTGTTCACATGCTCGAGCAATCGAGCGACGGGTTGAACGTCCGTCACTGAGTTTGTTTCGAAGTGCGTTTAATTCTTTATAGTGTTTCATTTTATCTACCTCTTTACTTGTTTAATTTAATCATATAAGCAGGAGCATCAGTATCCAAGATACATTGTAGCTCTGATTCTTTAGTAATCTTTTCAACTGCGATTACTTCAACTTCCATTAAAGAGTTCGAACTGAATACTTGCCAACGTTTTCCTTCAGCTAATACTTCAGTAACGTCCTTATCTACTACGATTAGGTATTCAGTTGGTTCGAATGTATTTTTTAGATTAGATAGTTTCATTTTGTTTACCTCGTTTTGTTTTACTTTATGTATATATTATAACGTATTACCGGGTAATAGTCAAGCCTTTTTATCAAAAAAGTTCGAAAAAGTTGAACTTTTTTTTTCAATTATTTTGGACACTAAAAAAAATAAGGTCGCAGTGACCTTATTCTTACTTGATGTAAAGTTTAATGAGTTGACATTCGATGTCGCCGTAGTTAGTGAAGCGAACTTCCTCAACTACCTTGTCCATGTAAGCTCCTAGGTCTTCGATGCGACCTTCTGTGATCAATGTGTTGTAGCTATTGAAGATTTGGTAGTACCATTCATCACCGAATTGTTTGATAGCTGCCTTTACTGTATTAGTTGCGTTCATTGTAAGTTCCTCCTGTTTTTGTTGTATTTCTTACTTACAAGTTAATTATAACATATTACCGGGTAATACGCAACCCCTAAACCTCAAAAAATCGAACTTTTTTTGAAAAAAAAATAAGGCGCTAAAGCCTTATTCTTGCGTAAGTTGTTCGTAAGCGTAGTCAATAAGCTGCTCGCGTGAAAACTGAAAGACCTTACCATTTAGACATACAACGGGCAGCAGGGATCCATCGGCGCCGATAAAGCCTTGTCCCTTGTCCGTAACAAGATACTCCCTTTGATTAGCAAACAGTTTGACATCGCTTTGATCTTTAATCGTCCCAAGCATCGACGTCACCTACCTTTCGAACTTTTGTATTACAGTCCAAGCATCGCCAATATTGACCGCTAGGAACGGGCGTAAGGTTGTCACTAATTTGTTCACCAGTTTGCGTCATAATGAACGTACCTGCGTACTTAAAGGTTCGACCAATATAAGTCGAATTACATTTTGGACATCGCATAGTCGAAGCCTCCTTAACATTTTTATATAGTTCGATACACTTGTCATCTTTAAAGGCCTCCCCTTCATTGTAGATTAGACCTTGTGGTAAGTCCTGCACGTCCGTTCCATCATCTAGTAAATCACCGATAGTGTGACAGTACGCAGTAAGTACAGTGAACAAGCCGGGCGCGTGTTCCTTTTTAATTTGTACCTCCGTACACGTCATCCAACGCTGCGGAGTTTTGGTAAATATTCGAATACCTTTTTCATAGCTTTGATTAGGGTCAATCAATCCAAGTAAGCGCAAAAGGGTACCATTTAACGTCATATCCAAATACACTTGAAAAGAGTCCGTATCCGCTAAGTATTTACAAGTTACTTTGCGATAACTAATTTTAGGTACTTGTCGAACTACTGTCGCAATATTAGGTCTAAACTTCTTACCTTGTTTTGGTTTGCGTTTTTTATTTTTAGTCATAGCTTAGTCCTTTACTGTTTTAGCTAGCATTCTTTGATATCGAACTTGTTCACTTGGTGTATTGTGTATAGCTTCCAAACGCTTGTCCAGTTGGTTCACTTCCACTTGTAATTGGCTAACCTGCACGCGCAGCATCGCGATATTACAAACAAGCGCAGCGAAAAGGAGAATACCTCCTAACGCTACGGATACTCTAAACTTATTGATTTTACGCATGATAGTTCCTCCTTAACTCAAAAGCGCGTGTCGCTGAAGTAATTGGTTCGCATGTTCCTTACATGTTGAACTATTGAACCTTTTCGCTAACTGCTGATAATACGCTGCTTCCGTCCAGCAATGTTGACGCTCCATTTCTGTAGCACGTTCGCCGAAATTGACAGGAGTAAACTCCTCTTTTCTATCAAAAATAACCATCTTATTTTCCTCCTAATATAATCCACTTTGGTCGACAAATCCTTGCAACCATTTTAGCACTTTTAACAATAACTTAGCAAACAATCGAACGATGAACATTTTAGTCCTCCTTTGTGTACTTTTCGAAAATTGGCAAAGCTGGTTGCGCAAGGCGTTTGCGACGTTCTGTTGTAGGTCCTTTGCGTTTACTTGCTAAAGCCTTACGCACGTCCGCCAAGTTACGGATCCCATAACTAGCAGCATTGTGTAAAATCTTAGCTTCTTGTTCAGTCAATTGTAAGTAGCGCAATGAAGTAACGTCTACCTTATTTTCACCAGTAGGTACATACAAAGGAACACCACCTTCACCAATTGAAGGTATGTTCCATACTGAATAACCACTTGGAATAGTTTTAACTTGTTTGAATACGTCTCCGCCGTTTTTAATTGTTTTCATTTCACTACCTCTACTTCCTCAACCATAAGTGATTCGTTATCATAGAACCAAATACGTCCGTCACTAAGACGTTCTAAACTTACCCACTTACGACCTTTACGGTCAGTTACTTTAAATTCAGTACCTTGTAAATTTACAACTTTCATTCCTACTTTTAGGTCTTTAACTTTTACCATTTTGTTTACCTCTTTTGTTTTTATTTTGTTTTACTTTATGTATACATTATACCATATTACCCGGTAATACGCAACCCTTTTGCTCGAAAAAACTGAACTTTTTTGAACTTTTTTCAATTATTTTGCGCAGTAAGAAAAAATAAATAAGGCCGCAAGGACCTTATTTATTATTTAATGAAGTCGATACGTGAGTTATATCCTTTGTCATGCCATTTAACTACACCGAGGCTAATTAAGTATTCTTTAGCATTTACCAAAGTAGCTTTGACTTCTTTACCTAATAGTGAAGTTGAACATCCCCAGCTAATTGTGCGAACTTTACCATTTGCGAAAAACAATTTAGCGTACTGAGTGAGATCGTTACTTTTGAAAAATGTAATTTGGGTAATTGAAGTTGGGCTAGCTTCTACCATTACGTTGATTACCATTTCGTCATTGTCTACCATATTGTATTTGAACATTTTCTGTTCCTCCTGTTTTCTTTGTTTATCTTACTTACAAGTTAATTATAACATATTACCGGGTAATACGCAACCCCTAAACCTCAAAAAATCGAACTTTTTTTTATTTTTTTTTCGAAAAAAAAAGTAAGGCCCGCTAAGTGACCTTACCTATAACTTTAAATACCTTCATCAATAATGATTACAGGATTACCATTTCGACTTTTAATAATAATTTCGGCTTCAATGTTTTCACTAAAATTAAAAATCGGCGCAATGTGTTTTACTTCTACAAATACCTTATCTTCTACTTCATCATAGTAGGGATTAAGTTCCTCCATATCTACTTCATAGTTATCCAAAAGTTCTTCAGCGGTAAAATATGTTTCACTTCTAACTTCAAATTTCATTTTTAGTTCCTCCTTTTTAGTTCCTTATTCAATGTCCAATGTTACTACATAAACGGCCGCAGTTGGGTCTTCCAAGTCCCATTCAATAACTTCTTCGTCGCTAAGTTTTTCCATTTGAAGGACTGTAGATTTAGCAAGTTTTTTAGCGAAGTTTGATCCGTCCAAGATATTTTCAATGTTCCCTGAACCTAGGACTTCTTCTTGGGTTCCGTTTACTACCATTAGGTATTCGTTAGTAAGTGCTTTTGTAAATTGTTCAAAGTTCATTTTAGTTACCTCTTTTTTCTTTATTTCTTATTTACAATTACATTATACAGTATTACCGGGTAATAGTCAAGCCTTTTTGTCAAAAAAGTTCGAAAAAGTTTAAATTTTTTTTTGACGTCTTAAAAAATACGCGCAGGGAAAACACATAAAAACACGCTAAAAACTACTAAAAGTGAGCTAAAAGTATTTATCTACCTACTACTTAAATACCAAAAACAAAATCGCGCAAAACGTTGATATATCAATAAAAATCAAATGCGCGCAAAATATACTTTTCGAACTATACCATTTTAAACCCTTTAATAATACTAATAAATACAGTATTAGCAATAAGATATAAGACATTATCCATTAAACAAATAAACCAAACAAGCAGGGATAAAAGCGACTTCCACAAACCAACTCTCAAATCCTTACAAATACAGTAGTACCAAGGGTTTACAAGATTGAACAATTTTAGAAAAACGAGACTGAACCATAGTTCGAAAACACTGAACCATTAAAACTGAACAATAGTTCGAAAGTTCGAAAACGTGGTTCAATAGTTCGAAAACAATGTTCGAAAAGTTCATTTTGTTCGAAAGTTCGAAAATAAATGTTCGAAAGTTCGAAAAATTAAAACTGAAAAAGTTCGGGAAATTTAGCGCAAAAACCGCAAAATTTTAATTGATAGAACTGAACTATAATTTATCGATTTGCGTATTACCTAGGAGCCTTTGAATGTGATTGTTTTTAGTGTATAATAATAGTGACTTAAAATAAGAAGGAGGATGTTTTATATGGGTACTGATAATGGACCTAAAACGCAAAAACCTATTTCGCGCAAAAAGCGAGGCCGTAAACCTGTGAAGCAGAAAGCGCGTGTCGATGTTGACGAGGTCATTGAGTTCGATTATAAAGGGATAAAACTTAGTAAACAAGAACGCAATGAGCGCATGAAAATTGAATTTATTAGGGGCATGGATGTCGCGGAAATTGCTCACCGTTATGGTGTGTCAAAAACAACTGTCGAAATCTTACGCTCAAAAGGTAAATGGGTTAAACTGAAAAAACAGTTCGAAGATGAAAAAGCGTTAGTCACTAATGACACTTTGACTCAAATGTATGCCGGGTTCAAAGTTACTGTCAACGTCAAATATCATGCCGCTTGGGAAAAACTAATGTCTATTATAGAAATGGCCTTGGATAATCCAGACAAATATCTAATGACTAAAGATGGACAAATACGTTGGGGAGCTTTGGATGTATTATCGAACATTATAGACCGCGCACAATTAGGACAAGAACGCGCAAACGGGATGATCCCAGCAGAGGTTCAGTATCGCCTACAAATTGAACGCGAAAAGATTACTTTGCTAAGAGCTAAAATGGGAGAAGGAGATGGCACGGAAGAAGTTCGGGATAACTTTGTTCAGGCACTGGACGAGGCCGCAAAATCAGTTTGGCGAACATTTAGTGAAGAAACTGGTTCCTATTTAAAAGGAGTAACAGATAATGGTAATGAGCCTAAGGAATAAAATACCTAAATTCAACTTTGTACCTTTTAGTAAAAAACAATTACAGCTCCTTACTTGGTGGACAGATAACTCCCCTTACAAAGACTTCGACATTGTCATCGCCGATGGTTCAATCCGTTCTGGGAAGACTGTATCGATGGCCCTGTCTTTTACACTTTGGGCTATGACGAAGTTCAATGGTCAAAACTTTGCTATCTGCGGTAAGACTATTCATTCAGCGCGTCGTAACGTTATTCAGCCACTGAAGCAAATGCTAGTCAGTCGCGGATATGAAATTAAAGATGTGCGCAATGAAAATCTAATCATTATTAGGTACTTAAATAAAGGAAAAGAAATAGTCAATTACTTCTACATCTTTGGCGGTAAAGACGAAAGTTCACAAGACCTTATTCAGGGGGTAACACTTGCCGGTATCTTCTGTGACGAGGTTGCGTTGATGCCTGAGTCTTTTGTCAATCAAGCTACTGGTCGATGTTCCGTAGAAGGTTCGAAAATGTGGTTCAGTTGTAACCCGGGAAATCCAAACCACTATTTCAAAAAGCACTGGATCGACAAGCAAATCGAAAAGCGCATTTTATATCTTCATTTTACTATGGAAGATAATCCAAGTCTCAGTGAACATGTCAAAGAACGGTATTCTAAAATGTATGCCGGCGTTTTCCGTAAGAGGTTCATTTTAGGTCTTTGGGTTACCGCTGATGGTCTTGTTTATTCCATGTTCAACGAGGAGCGTCATGTCCGAGTATTAGACATAGAGTTCGATCGATTGTTCGTCGCAGGAGACTTTGGTATCTATAACGCCACTACCTTTGGTCTTTATGGATTCTCGAAACGCCACAAGAGATACCATTTAATTCAGTCTTACTACCACTCAGGACGTGAAGCAGAGGAACAACTTACGGAAGCAGACGTTCATTCGAATGTTCAGTTCGGTTCGATACTTCAAAAGACTACCAAAGAGTATGCTAATGATTTAGTGAAAATGATTAAAGGACTTCCTATTGAATACATCATACTAGATCCTTCAGCGTCGGCGATGATTGTGGAACTACAAAAACATCCATATATAGTAAGAAAAAACATACCTATAATCCCTGCGCGCAATGACGTCACTTTAGGTATTTCCTTCCACGCTGAACTATTGACAGAAGGGCGCTTTACAATAGACCCAAGTAACACGCACGACATAGACGAGTATTACTCATACAGTTGGGATAGCAAGGCTAGTCAAGTCGGTAAAGACCAAGTCATTAAAGAGAATGACCACTGTATGGACCGTAATCGCTATGCGTGTTTAACGGACGCTATTATTAACGACGACTTTGGTTTTGAAATCCAAGTCTTATCAGGTAAAGGTGCGCGATAATAATAGGAAACAATATTAGATAAAATAGTGTATAATACATTATATAGGAGGTAAACTACATGGCTAAAAAATCAAAAGCTATTTCCCATACCGACGAGCTGGTCAGTCAATCCTTTGATAGCCCGCTTGCGCAGAATCAGAAGTTCAAAAAGGAGCTTCAAGAAGTCGAACAGTATTACCAATACTTCGACGGCTACGATGTAACGGACTTGAACACAGACTATGGTCAAACGTGGAAGATTAAAGAAGATTCACTTGACTATACACCTACTCGCGAAATTCGAAACTACATTCGATCCCTCATTAAAAAGCAAGCGCGCTTTATGATGGGAACTGAACCTGAACTCATCTTTAGTCCTATTGTAGACAAAGAAGACGATAAAGCAGAAAATAAACGAATTTTGTTCGACCACATTTTAGCTCATGCTAAGTTCTGGAGTAAATGTAAACGAGCATTGGTAGATGCAACAGTAGGTAAACGAGTGCTATTATCCGTTATAGCAAACCCAGGCGAATCAATTGATGTTCAGTTTTATTCAATGCCACAATTTTCATATATAGTAGATCCTAAAGATCCTTCCCGTCTTTTGTCTGTCGACATTGTTTATCAGGACGAACGTACGAAAGGAATGTCTACTGAAAAACAATTATGGCATCACTACCGTTATGAAATGAAATCGGGAAGTTCGAACTCAGGTATTACTACCGCGCTGGAAGATGTCGAAGAGCAATGCTGGCTTACCTACACGTTGACGGACGGAACTTCGAACCAAATCTACATGACGGAAGATGGGCAAACTACAATCAAAGAAAAAGACGCTAAACTAATTGAAATCGAAGACAATTTAGGTAATAAGGTTCAAGTACCATTAAAAGTACAAGAGTCGGCGCCAACTGGATTGAGTCAAATCCCTTGTAAAGTCATTCTAAATGAACCTTTGACTAATGACGTATACGGAACAAGTGACGTCAAAGATCTCATCACCATTGCGAACAACACTAACCGAACTATTAGTGACATGAGGGACTCTTTGCGGTTCAAAATGTTCGAACAACCCGTCATCATTGATGGATCTTCGAAATCTATTCAAGGAATGAAGATCGCACCTAATGCGCTTGTCGACATTAAGAGTGACCCTACTTCTTCAATCGGTGGTACTGGAGGTAAGCAAGCGCAAGTGACGACCATTTCCGGAAACTTCAACTTCTTACCTACCGCTGAATATTATTTAGACGGTGCTAAAAAAGCCATGTATGAACTAATGGACCAACCACTACCCGAAAAGGTACAAGACGCGCCATCAGGGATTGCGATGCAATATCTATTCTATGACCTAATGAGTAAATGTGACGACAAGTGGGCAGAATGGGATGACGCTATTCAATGGCTTATCGAACTAATTGAAGAAATTTTAGGTAAGGTAGGCGTAGACTTAGGTCTATTACCACAAGACATTCAATCCAGTTACCAAACACTAACAACATTGTCAATTGAACATCGTTATCCATTACCAAGTGACGAACTTTCTGCTAAACAAACTGCGCTCACGGAAGTACAGACAAATGTTCGAAGTCACCAATCTTACATTGAAGAGTTCAGTAAAAAGGAAAAAGCTGACAAAGAGTGGGAACGTGTATTGCAGGAACTTGCGCAGTTGGATGAAATTTCCGCCGGCGCCTTACCTGTATTAGCTAACGAATTAAACGAACAAGGAGAACCACAAGATGAAAACCCGCAAGAAAAAACAATTGAAGAACCAAGTACGCCAGAACAACAAGAGCAACAAACCCAAGATCGAATCTAAAACGGTCTTTGACGTAAACTGTGACCATTGTGAACATAAGTTCGAACTATCGTCCAAGCAAATTATCTCTAAACATATCGAACGCGGTGTAGAGTGGAGGTTCTTTGAATGTCCTAAGTGTCATTATAGGTTCACTACTTACGTCGGCGATAAAGAGATCGAAAAACTAATTCGATTTAGAAATGAATGTCGTTCAAAGATGAAAAAGGAATTAGGTAAGGGAGCAGCAATGAACCAAAATCTTTACCACGATTATCGAATGAAGGACGAGAACGCCGGACATAAAATTTCAGGTCTTACCGCAAAATTGAAAAAGGAGCTGAACATTGAGCAAAGAGAAAAAGAATGGGTATCTTAGTAGCTGGGAAAAAGCTATACACGAGACCAACATTAAACTGACACTTGAACAGGAGAAGGCCGTGTTAAAAGCGTTCAATGATGCTGGCGTAGACTTAATAGATAAGATTAAAAAATCCCGTAACGGCTACCTACCTAAACGGATCTATAAAGACTACGCTTACGACCTTCACAAGGTTCTAGTCCATGTTATGCACGAATACTCCGAAAAAGCCGCAGAGAACGCCGTGGACGGACAAGTTCTACATTTACTGAACATTTTAGGAGAAGATGGAAATGCTACTGCTAAAGACTTTGGAAAAGAAGTTCGTTCATCGTCATTAGTTTTTTCCCGTAAGGCCGCTGAAGCTGTTACTAAAGGAGAAATCTACAAAGATGGGAAGAACTTGTCTAAACGTGTTTGGTCTAGTGTAGCACGCGCAGGGAATGACGTTCAACAAATTGTCACGCAAGGTCTTTCAAGTGGTATGTCCGCGGTCGATATGGCTAAGTTATTAGAAAAGTACATAGATCCAAAAGCTCGTAAAGAGTGGGACTTCGAACAAATCGCCGAAAAGTTGGGTCGAACTACGGCACGCAAGTATGAAAATTTAGAGTACAATGCTTTAAGACTTGCAAGAACCACCATTAGTCATTCCGCTACCGCTGGAGTTCGACAATGGGGAAAAGTGAACCCTTACGCTAGAAAAGTTCAATGGCACTCCGTACACGCGCCGGGTCGAACTTGTCAGGCTTGTATTGACTTGGACGGAGAAGTCTTCCCGATTGAAGAATGTCCGTTTGACCATCCTAATGGAATGTGTTACCAAACTATATGGTACGAAGATTCATTGGAGGAGATCGCCGACGAGTTGCGCGGTTGGGTAGACGGAGAACTGAACGATGTTTTAGACGCATGGTATGACGATCTAACTGCAGGGAAAATCGAAAAATACAGTGACCTGGATTTTGTTAAAAGTTATTAAGATATCGTTTTCGAACGGTATCTTTTTATCTATAATTAGTCTACAGGTAGCTTTCGTTCGAAATATAGTAAAAAAGGTTCGATTCTGTTATAATAATACATGAAAAAGGGATCCTGTCACCTTAACGACTTGAACTTGGTTTCACTGTTCCAATTCAAAACAGAAGATTCAGCCGGAGGGCGTAAACTCAAGGAGGATATCAAATGGCTTATCATTTAGAAGACCTTTTAAAAGGTTTGGATGAACCAACGATCAAAAACGTCACAGAGCATGTGAAGGCTAAAGCAAAAGAATTGGACGCAAAATTGTTCATCGACGGTGACGGTCAACACTATGTACCACACGCACGATTCGATGAAGTTGTTCAACAACGCGACCAAGCGAACAATTCGATTGAGCAATACAAGACGCAAGTTTCTACATTGTCTAAACAAGTGGAAGATGGTAGTGATGCGCAGGCTACGATTCAAAAGTTGCAAGGTCAATTAGAAGCTCAAACTCAAATAGCTAAAAGTGCTTCAGTTATTTCTGCTCTACATCCTTTGATTACTGATTCCATTGCTCCCGCAGCGGATATTCTTGGATTTATGAACCTGGACGATATTACCGTCGACGACAAAGGTAACGTCAAAGGTTTAGAAGATCAATTGAAGTCTTTGCGTGAGTCTCGTAAATACTTATTCAAAGAAAATCCTAAAGACGAGGACGTACCTAACCCTGAATCTTCACAAAAAGGAGCTTCCGGAACAGGTAAGCCAGGCAACTCAGGTCGCGTAGGCGCAGGAGTTCCCGAACCACGTGAAGTAGGATCCTTTGGTAAGCAACTCGCTGAATCATTAGCTCAATCACAAAGTGCTACTGGTCAGCAACAAGCTACATTCTTTAAATAATAGGAGGAAAAGGCTATGCCTAATGTACGAGTTAAGAAAACTGATTTCAATCAAACTACTCGAAGCGTTGTCGCAATCCCAGACCATTATGTCGCCCTAAGCGCTCAAATCCCTGCTACTGCTGCTACTGACGTAGGCGGTAAAAAGTATATTTTAGCCGGAACTTGCGTGAAGAACGCAACTACCTTGGAAGGTCGTAAGACTGGACTTGAAGTAGTAACCACTGGCGAACAATTTGATGGCGTTATCTTTGCGGATCAACGTGTTTACGACGGTGAAACTAATGTCACTGTCACTGTTCTTGTTCATGGATTTGTTAAATACGCAGCTCTTCAAAAGGTTGCAGGCGCAGTCCCTGAAAATAAAAACCCAATGATTTTGGTAGTAAAATAGGAGGAAGTATTAGATGAATATTTACGATTACCTAAATGCTAGTGAGGTCGCTGCTTACATCCAAGCACTACCTTCGAACGCTCTTCCATACCTCGGCCCTTCACTTTTCCCTAATGCGCAACAAGCAGGGACGGACATTTCTTGGCTAAAAGGTGCTAATAACCTTCCAGTAACAATTCAACCATCGAACTACGATGCTAAGGCTAGCATCCGTGAACGTGCTGGATTTAGCAAACAAGCTACTGAAATGGCGTTCTTCCGTGAATCAATGCGTTTGGGTGAAAAAGACCGTCAGCAACTTCAATTGTTATTGGCTCAAAGCCAAGGAATGGCTCAACCAATTATCACTCAGCTTTACAATGACACTAAAAACCTTGTCGACGGGGTAGAAGCACAAGCTGAATACATGCGTATGCAGTTGCTTCAGTACGGTAAATTTACTGTTAAATCTACCAACAGTGAAGCTCAGTATACCTATGATTACAACATGGATGCTAAACAACAATACACCGCTGCGAAGAAATGGACTGACCGTACTACATCCGACCCTATCGCCGACATTTTAGCGGCTATGGACGACATGGAAAACCGTACAGGAGTTCGCCCTACTCGCATGATTATGAACCGTAACACTTACAACAACATGACGAAGAGTGACTCTATTAAGAAAGCTCTTGCGATTGGCGTTCAAGGATCTTGGGAAAACTTCATGCTATTAGCTGCGGACGCTGAAAAGTTCATCGCAGAGAAGACTCAACTTCAAATCGCGGTGTACTCTAAGAAGATTGCACAATTTGCCGACGCTGACAAATTGCCTGACTCAGGTAACATTCGTCAGTTCAACTTGATCGATGACCACGTCGTTGTCTTGCTTCCTCCAGATCCAGTTGGCCACACTTGGTACGGAACTACTCCTGAAGCGTTTGACCTTGCATCAGGTGGAACAGACGCACAGGTTCAAGTTCTTTCAGGTGGTCCTACTGTGACAACTTACATGGAAAAACATCCAGTGAACGTGGTGACCGTTGTTTCTGCGGTAATGATTCCATCATTCGAAGGAATTGACTATGTCGGGGTTATTAAGACCAACGAAGGCTAATTTTTAGGAGGTAATTTATGGCTACACTAAAAGCATTGAGTACGTTGATTGTCTCCGGGAGTGTAGTGCATACGGGTTCGGTGTTTCACTGTCCCGATGCACTAGGAGCTTCCCTCATTGATCGTGGTTTTGCCTTCGAACTTAAAGAAGCCGAGGGTACAGATAGTTCAGTAACTGAAACTGAATCTCCTGTTTTAGACGACGAGGCTGAGGTTGAAAAGATGCGACAAGAGTATGCGTCTATGACAGTCCCTCAACTCGCTGAACTGGCACAGGCTAACGGTATTGACCTAACTGGACTTACTCGTAAGAGTGAGTATATCGACGCACTTATTGACTACGAACTAGGAGAATAACATGGCGGAAAAAGCGGATATTGACTTGGTTATGGAGAATATAGGGAACGCTCAGTCCCCTAATCCATATCCGGAAACGTACATCTCCGCTCTTTTAGATCGTCACAAGTCAGTTGCGTATGTAAGCTATAAATTATGTCTTCTTAAAACGCGCAATGACGCTGTGACTCTTGGACCTATTACTTTGAAAGGTGACGCCGAATACTGGAAGAACATGGCTCAGTTCTTCTATGACGAGTATAAAGCAGAGCAACAAGAGCAAGACCTTTCAGCGAGTACAGGGTCTACTATTTTAATGAAAAGGGCGGACGGAACATGACTTATGACTACAATTATGTCGAAGCACAAGTTCGTCGAGCTATTGAGACTGCGCCTACTAAGATTAAAGTAACAAGGGACGAATGGGTCAGTGACGGTTACGGCGGTAAAAAACGAGACAAATCAAAGGAACTTGTATTAGAAAACGCCACTTGTCTTTTCGACAACTCAACCGGCCCTGACCTACTGTCCAATGCTACGGACGCTGGTAGAATTTTTGCTCAAAATGGGATTAGAATCTTCATCATGTTCAATGACGGAGGCGATAAAATCAAACCTAGTGATACCGTTACGATTATTCAATCAGGTAGGCGGTATCGAGTAGTCGAAGTTCATAACATTTTAGAACAAAATATCGTAGTCGAACTGAAATTGGAGGTAAAGGACTAATGGCCGATCTTGTATGGGATCCTAGTGAGTTCGTTCAGTCCTGTGAACAATACCGAAGCAAGTTCCTTACGTCTGTTTTACTAATCTGTGAAATAGCTTCTACTAAAATGGAGGCTTACGCTAAGTCTAATGCGATTTGGACGGACCGAACTGGTAACGCCCGGCAAAAACTGAAAGGCGAAGCCGCATGGATCAGTAAGGATCAAATTATGATCGCAGTATCGCACCATATGAGCTACGGCTTTTGGTTGGAACTAGCGCACGGACGCAAGTACAAGATACTGGAACAGTCAATAGAGGACAATGTGGAAGAATTGTTCAGGGCTCTAAGACGATTAGTAAGCTAGGAGGATGAAATGACAAAACGTACTTCAATGATGGACAGGCTAAAGGAGATACTACCAACTTACCAACTGTCTCCTACGCCAATGCTTCCCGGACTTCAGTTCGGCGAAACTGAGGAAGAATTAGACCGTCCGGATGATTATATCGTACTAAGGTTCAGTCATCGAATGCCTAGCGCTACAAATAGCCTAGGAAGTTTTTCATACTGGAAGGTTCAAATCTACGTCCACTCTAATTCAATTATAGGGATAGACGATTACGGTCAAAGAGTTCGAGAACTGATCAAAGAAATGGGTTACGAGGTAACGTATTCGGAGACAGGTGACTACTTTGATACGATGTTATCTCGTTATAGACTAGAAATCGAATATAGAATACCACAAGGAGGAAATCTATAAATGAGTAAGGATATTCTTTACGGAATTAAGTTTGTCGAAATCGAAGAACTTGATCCATTGACTCAACTACCGAAAGTTGGTGGATCTAAGTTTACAGTCGACACCGCTGAAACTGCGGAACTCGAGTCAGTAACCTCGGAAGGTACGGAAGACATCAAGCGCAATGATACTCGTATTCTTGCGATCGTGCGTACTCCCGACCTTTTGTATGGTTACGACCTAACATTCAAGGACAACACGTTTGACCCTGAAATTATGGCATTGATTGAAGGTGGTACTGTTCGCAAAGTGAACGAAGCTATCGCCGGATATGACTCACCGATGCTTGCACAAGGCGCAACAAATATGAAACCATTTAGGATGAATATCTATGTGCCGAACTATGTAGGAGACTCTATCGTCAACTACGTCAAAATCACTTTGAACAACTGTACTGGTAGTGCTCCAGGACTTAACATTGGTAAAGAGTTCTATGCACCTGAGTTCAAAATCAAAGCCCGCGAGGCTACTAAGGCTGGACTTCCTGTTAAATCAATGGACTATGTTCCTACACTCCCTGCTATCCTTCGCAATGTGAAGTATGATTTAGCGGGCGGTAACGGAACGGCTAATCCTGTCAAAGTAGAAGTCGGCAAAAAGGTAACACCTAAACCAGCAGATCCTACACGCACAGACGGTAAGGTCTTCAAAGGCTGGAAGATTCAGGGTGAATCTACTATGTGGAACTTTGATACAAGTGTTATGCCTGACCGGGATATTACACTTGTCGCCCAATACGCTTAAATTTAGAAAGGTACTGCTATGAATAACAACATTATCACCGCTGAACAATTTCGTCAAAAATCATTTCAAGTTATCCCTCTTCCAGGTTTTGGAAAAGACGCTGAGCCTATTTATGTTCAAATCCGCTCGGCTGGGGTAATGAACTTGATCGCGAACGGTCGTATTCCTAATACCCTTTTAGGTAAGGTCACTGAACTTTTCGGGGAGACCCAAGAAGTCGTTAAGGACGACCTTTCAATGAACGCGATTACTGACGACCAAAAACGTAAAGCCTTGGAAAAGCTGAACAAAAGTGATTCAGGCTTACAAGACATGGCCGAGCTATTGCGTGTCTTTGCGGAAGCTGCGTTGGTTCAACCTACTTACGCAGAAATCGGGGAGTACATGACGGATGATCAGTTGATGACAATCTTCAGCGCCATGTACGGTGAGGTAGCTTCGGCGGAGTCCTTTCGTTCAAACGAAGGAAATGTCTAATGTCATAGCAGTCGCTACTGAATTTCATATTAGACCTAGTG